GAGCTTTGTATTATTCACAAAGATTGAGCCAATTAGCTAGTAGAGCTAAGATTTCTGCTTAATTGCAGATAAACTAAGATAGTTTTGGAAACGTGGTAGGGGTTCGATTCCCCTACTATCTTCTACATAATATTTATTCACATATAAACTTAAAGAGTATGAGTTGGTATGACAGTTTTAAGACGGGTACTTTAGATTATTTAACTAAGGGTTCGTACACAAAGAAAAAAGAGAAAAAATCAGCATCTTCGTTTTGGGCTAATGAATGGAGCACTTACGACACACCTACTACATATTGGGGTGGTGATAAGTGGAAACCAAAAGACGTTAATAAGGTAGAAACAGATACTACCGAATTACTTAAATTGAATGCACATAAGAGAGCAATCTCTAACTTTGTTAGCATTCTTACAAACAAACCTATTCCTGTAAAGTTCGCCCGTAAAGGTGATTCATATACCGATGGAAAATCAGTAGTGTTATCAGCCGAAGTTAAACCCGAAAAGTTTGATGTTGCGGTTGGTTTAGCATTGCACGAAGCATCACACATTGTTCTTACGGATTTTGAATTGATGCCTAAGTATTCTGCATCGGATGATATGTTTAATAGTTTTGCCAAAGCAGCGGGTGTAGATATAAATGCTCCTGAATATGATTCTATGGACAGACATAGAAACAAAGAACAATTATTTGATGTAGTTAAATCACTAACCAATTTCGTAGAGGATAGAAGGATTGACCAATACATATACAATACTTGTCCAGGTTATAGAGATTATTATAGAGCATTGTATGATGAGTATTTCTATGATGCTACAATTGATAAAGGATTAAAGAGTGATGAATATACGGATGAGAAATTACAATCGTATATGTTCCGTATCATTAACATTACAAATAGTAATACTGACCTTAACAAATTGAAAGGGTTAAAGGAAATCTATGAATTGTTAGACCTTAAGAATATTGGTAGATTGAAAAATACCAAAGATTCATTAGCAGTAGCCGAATCAATTACTAATACTATCTTAAAACATATCTTAGTTGATATTGATGAGCAAGGTAAGGATGGTGCAAAAGGTGATGGTGAAGGCGAGGGTGAACCGACTGAGGGTGATGGTGAAGCAACCGAAAGTGGTGATAAGGATATGATGAGTTCGACTGGTAAAAAGCAGTTGGATAAACAAATCCAAAAGCAAAAGGACTTCGTTAATAACCAAATCAAAAAGAAAGGATTAACTAAGAAAGAGGATGATACCTTAGAGCAAATGTCAGAAAGTGGAACTGAAATGCAATCAGTAGGTGACACTAAATTAGACAATGGTGGTTATATCAAACCTGTTCAATGTATCGTATCTAAGAAAATGACAGAAGCATTAATGCAAGATGGACACTTTCCGTTCGCTAATTTCTACAATGAAAAGTGGAGTGGATGGAATAATGATACTTTACAAAGAGGTATCGTAATGGGTACTATCTTAGGTAAGCGTATTGCAGTTCGTAGTGAGGAAAGAGAAACAATCAATCCACGTCAAAAGAATGGTAGAATTGATAAGAGAATGGTAGCGGCCTTAGGTTATGATTATGTTAATGTATTCTCACATAAAGAAGTAGATAGATTTAAGAAAGTAATGTTGCACGTTACTATCGATGGTAGTGGTTCTATGAGTGGTACGTTGTGGGATGATACATTAGCAGTGACAATTGCTATTTGTAAAGCAGCATCAATGGTTAATAACTTAAATGTACAAGTTTCTATCAGAGGTACGTGGGGTAATAGACCTTATGTATGTATAGCGTATGATAGTAGATTTGATAAGTTTGAGAAAGTTAAGAGATTGTTCCCTGCATTACACGCTAATGGTACAACACCTGAAGGTTTATGTTATCAAGCGATACTTAAACACTTAGTAGAGAGTAACAAAGATATGGAATCATATTTCTTAAACATATGTGATGGTGAACCTAGTTTCTCAAATGATCAATGTAGTTATAGTGGACACAATGCATTGTTACATACTAAGAAAATGATAGGGCAAATTAAGGATATGGGTATTCAAATTATGAGTTACTTTGTAGGTGATACACATGGATATGGACGTTCGCGTGAGAATTTCAAAGTGATGTATGGTAACGATAGCCGTTTCATTGATGTTAAACAAATCGTTCCTATTGTTAAGACAATGAATGAGCTATTCTTAAAGAAATAATATTTAAATTTTAAAATAAAACAAACAGTTATGAGTAAAGTAAACAAAGAGTTCGGTTACACTAATGAAGTGTACAAAGTAGAAAACATCAAATCGCGTTTTAACTTAGTTAATACGGCGGGTGATGTATTAAGTAGTAGTGATTCTACCATTGTGGGTAGCTCAATGAGAAAGAGAGCAGCAACACAAGGTAAAGCAGTAAGAGGACACATCAATAAGAATGGTGTTAAAACTTATCGTATGGTAGAGATGCAAGAATATACGGATATGTTGGTTAAGCCAATGAATACCGATATTGCTGAAACTATCGTAGAGAATCCAACAGAACATAAAGACGTTATCGATTTTATTCACAAGGATGGTATGCAATTAAAACCTGCTAACTTAATTATGAATGAATTGAAGTGGAAATATTTATTACGTTCAGCAGTTAGAGCTCGTAATATAATGATGACCGGACCTGCTGGTAGTGGTAAGACAATGGCAGCTAAAGCATTAGTTGCAGCGTTAAAGAGACCTTTCCATTACTTTAACTTAGGTGCAACACAAGATCCGAGAGCGGCGTTAATTGGTAATACCCATTTCAACAAAGCAAGTGGTACTTATTTTAGTGAGAGTGCATTCGTTAAAGCTATTAAGACACCTTACGCAGTTGTGTTATTAGATGAGTTAAGTAGAGCACATCCAGAAGCCGCTAATATCCTAATGACGGTGTTAGACCAAACACAAAGATACTTACGTTTGGATGAGCAAGAAAATTCACCAATTGTTAAGGTGGCAGAAGGAGTGACCTTTATTGCAACTGCTAACATTGGTTCGGAATATACTGCAACGCGTGTAATGGATAGAGCATTGTTAGATAGATTCGTGACAATTGAGGTAGACGTATTGAATGCTGAGCAGGAATATGAATTGTTAAAGATGTTATATCCTGATACGAATGATTACAATTTGAAATCAGTAGCAGAGATTGCTGCACACACTAGAGACCAAATCAAAGGTGATGCCGGCAAATTAACTACGGCTGTATCAACTCGTATTTCGGTAGAGATGGCAGGTTTGTTATACGATGGTTTCAGTTTGTTAGAAGCAGCTGAGGTAGCAATCTTCCCGTTCTATTCACAAGATGGTGGTATGGATTCGGAAAGAACTTATATCAAGCAGTTAATTCAAAAGTACATTGTTGATGAGAATGAAGGTGAAAAGTTATTCAACGAAGTGAAAGAGGAAGAAACAAATGATGATACTATTGTTTGGTAATAGGTTATGAGGGTATAGTTTTATACATACTCATAACGGCTATACCCAACACTAACCGATAGGGGAGCTATTAAGTTAGTTCCCCTATCATTTTTTAAATCCTAAAAATTAAATATATGCCTAATTGGTGCAACAATTTCTTAAAAGTAAGTGGTGATATTCATGAATTAAATAAATTCAAAGAATTGACATTAGTAAAACCTGAGAAAGGTGATGAATTGAATTTTACAATGGAAATATTATATCCAACACCCGCTGATTTATTAACAGAGTCCGGTGCAAATCCGGGTTGGTATAGTTGGAGAGTGAATAACTGGGGTACAAAGTGGGATGTAGCTGAAAGTTGTATCGGATTAAATACAGATACCTATTTGGAAATATCGTATGATACAGCATGGGGACCTAATAGTGCATTCATTCAATATGCAGCAAAGGCATTTCCAACCTTATCATTCAGTTTAGCATACGAAGAAGCGGGTATGGGCTTTTGTGGTTTATATGAAGTGACCGGACACGATGAAGATTTAATGGAAGGTGAATTAGAATATCAAGACGAAGAAAGTGGTAGAGCAGTACATTACGATAACACTATTCACAAATATCGTTTTACGGATGATAATGAAATCGCAGGTGGTGATGATGAAGATTATTGGCCACAACAAGTGAATCCTTTTATTAACAATTAAACAAACTAAAATGGCATTAACAAAAAACGTAAGAGCATTCATTAATCATGTGAAAGGACATTGTAAAGAGGTAGGTATTAAATGCCAAATAAGACCTGTAAAATATTTGGTATTGAGTGGTAATATTAGATGTAGTGGTTACTTTTGTGAAGAAACTATGAAATTAGTAGTAGCGGGTAAGAGTAAGGATTGGTTAGGTGTATTAGCACATGAATATGCACACTTAACACAATGGCAAGATAAGAGCACTAACATATGGCAAACGGGTTCAACCGGAGTGACCCATTTAGATGATTGGTTGGGTGGTAAGAAAATTAGAAGTATTAAGAAAGCAATACAACAAAGTAGAGATTTAGAATTGGATAATGAAAAACGTACGGTTAAGTTAATTAAGAAGTGGAAACTACCAATTGACCTTAATGATTATATCAAAAAGGCCAACGCATATATCCAGTTTTATAATTGGATGCGATATTCAAAAAAATGGAGTTCACCGGGTAATGCACCATATGGTAACAAAGCTATCTATGAAGCAATGCCTCCTAATTTCAGAATGAACTACAAAAAAATGAGTGATAAGTATTTAAAATTATACAAAGAACAAAATATTTAATTAACACAATTGTTAATATAAAAAGACCAATATAGGTCGCAAGCGTAAGCTTTAAAACACAAAACCTCGGAAGGTCATAGGTTAACCAACACAAACAATATGGAACAAATTCCAGTAAACATCGCAAAGGGTTACAAATTACAAACAATGAAAATTAGTGAATTGTTAGGCAATCACAAAACATTTTTAATCAATTATCGTAGACAAAGGAAATATCTATTTATTGATATTCCAAAAACAGCGGGTGCGGTTTGGCAAAAGAAGTTATTTCTTAGCTTAGCATTAGGTAATCCATTACCATTATTTGAATTAACAAAGATAGGTAATAAGTATTATGTTGAGGATGGACAACAACGATATAAGACCATTTTAGCAATCTTATCTGATTGTGTAAAGTTACCAAAAGAAATTACAAAATTTGGTAGTGATTTTGTTGGATTGGGGGGTAAATGGTTTTCTGATTTAGATGATACTATGCGTGAAGCTATTTTAGATACTGAATTGTTATTTTTAGTTAGTGAAAATGTTGGTGAGGAAGCCGCACATAGCAGATTTATATTAATCAATAATGGGACACCACTTACTAAACAAGATAAACGTTCAGCTCAATTTTCGGATGGTGCGGCATATGTTCAATCATTAGTTGATGGTGAATATACGGATGATTCAACAAATGCTAAATTGAAATATAAGATGTTTCAAATTTCAACCGATAACAAAGGTTCAATTCATACTTATATAAACGCAAAACCAACTGGTAGGAATTTAGAAGAAGTATTAGCACATTGGTTTAATAGTATTGTAAATGACAAAACAATGGAACTTACACAACCTACATTAGATACTTTATATGATTCATTTAAAATTGATAATATATGGGTTGGTAAGAAAACAAAGTTTGAAAAGTATCTCAAGGAATTAGATAAAGCAATACGTGAATATAATATTAGGAAGAAAGTATCTGGACGTTCATTTACTTATTCATTCTATGTTTTGAAGAAATTTATTGATGCTGGATATAAAGTAGAAAGTGACAAGTTTTTCCCAATGTTTTTAACAGCAATGGCTAAATTAAAGAAACTTAAATCACCAAATAATATATGGTACGACAATAAGAGAAAGATGGAATTTACAATACAAGACTTATTACGTTCTACTAGCGATGCACACCATTTAGTTTATGTAACTGATAGAATTTTTGAAGCAATGATAGCTGATAATAAAGTTACAATTGTAGATTCTAAACGAACATTTTCTTATGATGATAAACTTATCAAATTTGAAGAACAAGATGGTAAGTGTGGATATTGTGATGATACGATAACAATGGAAAAAGCAGTGTGTGACCATAGAGTACCATACGCAGAAGGTGGTTTAACTGAATTGGATAATTTAGTTGTATCATGTAAACGTTGTAATGCAGATAAGAGTGCTTTAAAATATGAAGAATGGGAAAAGGTGTTAGAAAGACGTAAAGAACTCTTGAATGAAGAAGCATAATTAATAAACGGGGAGCAGAAATGTTCCCCTTTATTTTTGTTTTATTAAATAATTATTAGTATATTTGAGTATGGAATTTAAGAACAAAACTGATGAAGAACTAAAGCAAATGACCGACTCTGAGTTGTTTGAATATTTGGATAATAAAGCCGCATTTTTAAAACAACATACAAGACCATTATCCGGTTACCTCACTAAAAAGTATGCAAGTATTAGTAGTGCAGTAACTAATACTGAATTTGATTATGATGGAGTGACCAAAATAGCAAAAGAAAACGAAAGTGCCTCTATGGCGATATTTATGAATAGAATGAAAGATGCATCTAATGGGATTTAATCACTGCCACATATCAAACATTAGTTCCGTAATGTGGGAATTGGAAACACATGGAATTGAGAAGTTTGTTCATTGTTATACTAGTTATGATGCATATAGTGGTGATAGTGAAGCAATACAATTTATAGAAAAAACCTTAAAAGAATATTATGAACCAACAATTACCAACGAACCCACCAATTAATGAAAGTGGTGATGAGGATTATTTATACGAACAATATCTTGCTAATGAAAAATTAAATGAGCAATATTGGGAAGCTAAGGCAGAGGAAACAATGGATAGAATCAATGCATATTATGATACAAGATTCTGTACTGCCGATGTTGAAGCCGCGGTAGCAGAAGTTACAAAGGATGAAAGAATAATTGCAGAAGTTACACATAAATTAAATGAAATCTATTTAAAAAGAGCAGTATATGAGTTACAATCGCTTCAGATGGTGGACAAAGGGTAAGAGAAAAAAACCGCTTTCAGATAGAGCCCCTTTATTTGATAAGATACAAAATGGTGATTATGATTATAGTTATTTATTTGCAGAAGCTGATGAAATGAAAGCAACCACACAACAAGTATATCAACAAACATATGATAACTATGGTGGGACTGATGAAAAGAATCGTATAGAAGCAGCATTAGAAGCAAGTAGAATGAAACGATTAAAAGCCATTAAATTACAATTAGAAGCACACAAAGACGAACAAAAGATACTTTATAAATTGGAAAAGGATTTCAAAGAAGTATTTGGTTTGAATATATTTGAGGAAGCAGTTGAAAATTGTGGTGGTGATTTAATGAGTTTGTATAGTTATTATAAGAATTATGCAAGAGATTAAAATTAAGTTTACAGAATACAAATCCCAATGGGGTGTTATTGATTTAGATTTCTATTCAGAGGAAGGTCAAAACAATTACATTAGACAAGGTCATATGAAGCAATTTATATTCAGCGTACAAAAGTATGGTGATATAAAATTTGTAGAGGATGAAGAAGTTTATTGTATGTTCTATACCGAATCAATATCATCTGCAATACCTGGTTTCTTACAATTAGAGAAATCAAAAGAAATTTTAGACAAACTTAGGACTGGTGTTATAAAGAAGTTCATATTCTATGGTGAAGATATGGATTTTTTAACAGTGAGTGGTCCTGTACCTGAATTGGTATTTCACCTTAATCGTTTTTTCGGTGACCAAATTGATAAGGTATTTATTAGTATCGCATCAAAGAATTGGTCGCATGATTGGGAAAATATAAATGTAATCTATAACTTAGGATGTTTACCTTACTTTTTAGAAAACAATATAGAAAAAATTGAAGTAGAGAATATTGTAGTTAATAGTTCAAAGGCACAAAAGCATTTTTATACTACTAATAACCAACCAAGAGAAGCAAGAATGCACTTATATAAACACTTATTGGATAATAGGATGTTGAGTAAGTGTGAAGCAACTTTCTTTTTTAGACATTGGGATGATGGTAAGAAATATATTACATATTCAGAAAGAGAAAGAGATGGTAATAAGAAACTATTGGATGATATAGATGATTCATTTCAGTTTCCTGTTAGAGTATTTCAAAATGAATTAGAAGGTGGACACTATTACAATTGTAAGTGGGTGAACTTTGAAAAGAATAATAACGCACTGATTGATTTAGTAATAGAAACCCTAAGTGACCCGGTTGATTTTTGTTCTCTTACTGAAAAGGCATTTAGACCTATTGTATGTAAGAAACCATTTTTGATATTTGGAAGTGCCGGCATCTATAAAGGATTAGAGGAATATGGATTTAAGTTGTTCCCACAATTATATGATGCAGATATATTGGATGATACTACGGAATTTTATGAGATACTGGATGATGTTAGACATGAGGATAATGCTAAGGCTATATTTTATAAAAGAAGGTTTACTAAGTTTTTAAAGATATTAGATGATTTGGCAAATATGGATATAGAAAAATTAAGAGAACTGGTTGAAGAAACAAAATTTAATTGTGAATATAACTACCATGTTTTGGTTAAATTGATAGAGAAAGAAAAGATTAATACTATAAAATTGTTTTCAGTTGAATAAATATTTTAGATACGAAAATAAAGAGTTTGTAGAATATGAACACTTACCATGTGGTTTTATAAATCCAACAAAAGAATGCTTAGTATTAAGTATAATGGAAGATTCATCTCGTCCTAAAATAGAACGTATTGGATTATTCATAAAAAAGCAAAACATTCAAAATGTATATTTAGATTTTATTTCTACCGAAAGTTATATTGATGTAAATACCTATAAAAGATTGGAAGCAGAATTAAGTGGGTTTAATTTTAAAATACTGACTGTAAATATACTTAATTGTCAATTCAAATCACATATCTTTTTTCCAATACACGCATTACAATTACTACATAGTTTTGGTGATAAAATTGAAACTATAAATTATATACAAGAAAATAATCTGAGTAGTAAAAAAAGATTGAAAAAATATTTATTTTTAAATCATCATTTAAGAACTGAACGATTTAAAATATTTGAATCATTATACAACACTAATAAATTAGATGATGGATTAGTTAGTTTTTGTTGGAATTTGGAACATGAGGAATTTAATCCACAATGGTATGATGTTAATAAAACCGATACTGAATATATTAAAAATTCTAACGCATATAGTATTTTACCATTAGAATTAGATGGTATGAATGAAAATAAATCTAAGTATTTTGAAGTAAAAAACGAAATACAGAATCCAAGATATTTTTCACCACCTAATACAAATATAACACACTACTTTAATATTTACTTTGAAATAATAACAGAAGGATTTAGTTCACGCACACCATTTCATCCATACGCAGATAGAAGTAATATATTACACTATTCTGAAAAAATATATAAACCAATATTGTTTGGAGTTCCATTTTGTTTTTGGGGACCGGAAAATACATTAGAATATTTCAGTAAGGAATTTGGAATGACATTTAATTCTCCTTTATACTATTGTAATGTTGGATATGATTTGAATGAGTTTTGTGATAAAGTAAATGAATTATCAAATTTATCATATCAAGAATTACATAAGTTATATTATGATTCCTTTGATGAAATTAGAAATAATCAACAAATATTAATTCGTTATTTAAAAAACATACAATTATGAGTGAAAGAAAATATCTCCCAACATTAGCGGAGTTAATTGACAGATTGAGTATAGCTCAATTAAAAGAAGTAAAGATTCCTGAACACAAAGCAGAATACGCACAGGAAATTGCGGACATCGTACATGATATTCAATTATGTTTAGATAGTAGTGACAAACAAATTAGTGGTGAAACTATTAGAGCAATTGTAGTATTAGCACAAATCAATACACATATCTGGCAGAATGAATCAAATTATCGTAAAGGTATTAAAGAGGGAAACAATTTAGAATTAACACATGGTATCAATGGTATTAGAAATGTGGCAAAGAATAAAATTCAGGAAGTTGTTGGTGGCAGAATGGATTATAAAATAGATTGTTTAGCGGCAGAGTTTAAAGATTGGGAAATTTCCTGGTAAAAATACACAAAGTTAGGGTAAATATTAGATAAAAATGTAATATAATAACCCTAATTCCTAACCCATTGAAAATCAATAAGTTATAACTTGTTGACAATCAATGGGTTATCTATGTCTACACCTTTTTTACCATATTACAAAAAATCATATGTGTAACGTGTTGATTCCCAATAAAAACTTTCAAAAATAGTTACCTTTGGCTGTTCAAAGTCCAATATAAAGTCGTATCTTTATGTATTGAGTCGAGAGAATGAGTAGTCACATAACAAAAATTTATAATATGAATACAATGAAGTTTACAACAATTGGTAATGCTAAAAAGGTAACGGGTTTATCTTATTTAGGTAGTGTAGCAAGTAGTTCAAAGATTGCTAAAGGTTTAAAGTATAACGAAATGACTTACATTTTGTATCTTGCGCCGGCATCGTTAAGTGGTTATAATGTTTGTCCTATGAGTACGGCAGAATGTAGAGAAGCGTGTTTAACTGAAAGTGGACACAATAGAATTGACGTAAAGAAAAACGCAATCAATAAAGCTCGTATCAAAAAAACTAAATTGTTCTTTGAGCATAGAGAGTTCTTTATGGGTTGGTTAGTAACTGAAATTAATAAAGCAAGAAACGATGCATTTGCTAAAGGATATACATTTTCAGTTCGTTTGAATGGTACATCGGATATTGAGCCTACTTTGTTTCAATACAATGGTAAAGTAATATTTGAAGTGTTTAACGAAGTGACATTTTATGATTATACTAAGGTAGCTAAACGATTTGGTTTATTACAATTCTATCCTAACTATGATTTGACTTATTCTTTTAGTGGTTACAATATGTTACAATCATTAGAGTTATTAGAAAATAATAAAGGTAGAGTTGCTATGGTATTTGAAGGTAAACAATTACCAAAATCATTTATGGGTTATAAAGTAATTGATGGTGATGCGTACGATATGAGACACTTAGATGAGACGGGTGTAATTGTAGGCTTAAAGTTTAAGTTTGTTAGAAATAAGATTGATACCGCACATAACAAATTCATTATCCCTATGGATAGCAAGTTTAGTGTGTATGATGTTAATCCAATGATAACAAAAGCTGCTCAAAGTAAATTAGTTAATGTAAAATAAAAATATAAAAATATGAAAACAGCAATGCAAGAATTAATTGATAAATTATCAAATTCAATAAAATTTGAATACAGAAATGAATTAGTTAATTTACTTAAAAAAGAAAAAGAGCAGATAATAGATGCTTACTATGGTAATATAGATGGAGTATACGGATATAGAGAAGCAGGAGAAGAATACTACAACCAAACCTATAAACAAAACAAATAAAAATTAAATATATGAAATTAGAATTAACATTGTTAGAATTGAATCAGTTGTATTATGCAACTAGTAAGTTAGTAGAAACAAATACATTGAACTTAAAAGAGTTGGGCAGTAATATGAGTAGTATAAATTACTTTAAGACTGAATTACATAAATCGGAAGTATTGAGAGATAAAATACAAACTGCTTTATATGATGAGTGTAAAAGCTTAGATGAAGCATTAGATTATGTAAGTAAGTTTAATGCAGAACAATACGATAAAGAACGTGATATTCTTAAAAATGCTATTGATGAAGAAGTTGAACCTGAATACGATGGTGCGGGTTTTACCGAAGATGATAGAATAGTAAATGGTGAGTATAGAGTAGTATCAAACGAAGATGCGGATGAAGATGCTAAACAAAGAGATTATAGTGCATTCAATAATTATGCAGATACTATAAAACAAGATGAACAAAGATATAACAATAAAAAATTATTTACCTTAAACAAAAATAGATAATATGAGAGTAACCGATGCAAAAGCAATAGAGTATCTTAAAGGTAATCCTATTGTTGCCACATTTATTGATGAAGTGAATGCAAAACGATTAAAGTATTATACTACCGCCGATATGATTAATCAATATCAGCCGTTAGTAGTTGAGATTGGTAATAAGTATATCCGTTTATGGACTGGAACTACTTGTTGGGGTTTCATTAGTAGAGTGGATGGTGATTTGAAAGGTGCACCGATTAAGAAAGGTGACTTATTAAAACCAGCAACTTGGAAAGCACCAGCAAAACACGCACGAGGTAACATTATAGATGGAACAGCAAATTGGGGTGAATACGGACCTTCTTATATAAAATAAAACAAACAATATGAGCAGAACAAAAAATTATATCGCAACTATCCCAATGAAAAATGAGGACCAAGTTATAGAAGTTAAAAAAGTATTAGAACAAATTTTTGGTTGGGTAGTATTGAAAGGTAGACATAGTGATAGAAAATCCGTAGTGACAAATTGGAGTGTTGGTAAACAAAATGATGTACCTTGGATATTAGCAGAATACATTGACATATATCTGCATCCTAAGAATCCAAACTACAATAGTACGAAAGGTATTCATAGACAGAATATGGCATATAATGAAGTATCAGTTGTAAATGCTCGTATATTAGGTAACATGAAATTAGGTTTAGCAGATGGGCACTATAATAAAATGCAAACTAAAAATAGTGCAATATATCAAAGTATTATGAATATACATTATCGAACTGCACGAAAAGCTGTAGTGACAAATACACCAAAAGTTCATCCACATTCTAAGAAACCATATGGAACTATTACAAAACAAATATGGCAATTTCTGAATAATAGAATGGATGCAACTTATACTGAATTGAAAACGTACTATGATGTTGTTATTAGAGGTAACGCAATTATGATTAATGGTGGTAGTTTTATTCATCATTTACAATCATTACGAAATCCATCAAAGAAACGTGGATGGTATTTGGCTAAACAATTAAACGGCAAGTATGCATTGAGGGTATCTTAATATGAGAACATTTATATTATGGTATTTAGTAGCGTTATTTCCGTTACTATATACAATTAAAAAACAAATGAAAGGTAGAGCATTAGAACATGATGTAAGATACAATATATGGGTCTTTATAAAGTGTTTCTTTTACTTACCGAGATGGTATTACTTAATAATTACAGAAGCAATATTCAAAAACAAATAAGATGGCAATATATAATAACGAAACGGACCCAAATATAATAATGTGGGAGAAGTTAGAACAAGAAAGACAAGAAACAATTGGTACTTTAGAGTTTCAAAATTGGATGAAAGAATTAAACATATCTCAATCATATGAGGACCCAACATTGAAACTAAATGCGGGTGACCTAATGAGACAATACGATATGAAAAAATATTCGAACTTAAACTTTAAATCAAATTAATATGAACTTGATAGAATCGATTGAGAAATCAAAGTGGATGAGCAAAGCAGGTTATCATAAAGAGGCATTAGATGTATGTAACGAAGCATTAACATATCTTAATATAAAGGATATAGCGGGTGAAACAAAAGTAAAATGTTATACACCTGTTTGGGGTGAAGCTATTATGACTAAGTATGGTAGAGCAAAGCGTGTTGATAGGTACGATAAGGTAGAAACAAAAGCAATAGAGTTTTGGAAAGATAGGTTCTATGATTTGTTATTGTTATTTACACAAAGATATAATCGTAAGATGGGAATCAAACCTAAGAAAGAAAAACCATTTAAGAAGCATGGTATTGAAACATTTATGAGTAACGCATCATTTGGTACTATGGGTGCTGGTGGTAGAAATCATTTAGACTAATGAAAACATACTACGATATAACCATAGTGACAAAATTAGGTGATAGAGTGAATATAAACAAATTATCATATTCACATATTACACAATTGACATCTAATGATGATATAGAAACAATAATAATAAACAAAGAGTATTCAAAGAAAATAAAATAAGTTATGAGAATCAAATCACACTTACCACCTATTTGTTTTGAATCACCATTATCCGGTAAGACATGGATTGTATGTACCGGTGGTGAAAAGAGTAGTGGGTGGATAGAAGTAAATAGATGGTATAGTTGGAACGAATTAGAAAAGATGTGGGATAAAATTGAATTAGGTAAAACGCCTAAATTAATTAAAACTAAACTAAAAGAATTCAAAGTTAATGGTAGTAATGGTAACACATACAAAGTGACAAATGATGAAGGGTTTTGGAGTTGTAGTTGTCCAGCACATGGTTTCGGTAGAGGTAAAGATTGTAAACACATTATTAAAATAAAAACTAAAAAGTAAAACATGAAAGCAATTAAAATTGATGCAGTAAAAAGACAAGTTATTGAAGTAGATATTACATCTGACTACAATGATATTAACAAACAAATTGGTTCACAAATATTCACAATAGCACATTCATTAAAGAAGCGTGATACTATTATGGTAGATGATGAAGGATTGTTTAATAGTGAAAACATATTCTTTGTGTATAAAGGAGCACATCAGCCATTCGCAGGTAATGGTTTAATCGTAGGTTGTAATGCAAAAGGTGACACGGTTGATTGTAAAATCGATATTAACGAAGTGAAACAAAATGTAGAGTTCTATGATAGATACGAATTATCTATGGCAATGGCATTTGGTAAAGTAAAATATTAGTATATGGCAATGAAATTGATAATGATATTAATGATAGTCGGATTTGGATTTGGACTATGGATTGTTGATAGTATTATAACAAAATTTGAAAACAAAAATAAAAAATAATTTTATGGGATTAGATATGTACGCGTTTTCTACTAACGCTAAACCGAAAACGGAAGTAGACTTTGAAACTAAGAATTTTAAACCAGAGGAAGTTTTCTATTGGCGTAAACATCCTAACTTACATGGATGGATGCAATCGTTATATGAAAGTAAAGGTGGAACATCGCATGATTTCAATGGTGATTGTGTTGTATTAACTTTAAATGATTTAGAGGATTTAGAGCATGATATAAAACAAAATGATTTACCTGATACATCGGGTTTCTTTTTTGGGCAGAGTGGTAATAATGATGAAGAAAATGAAAATGATTTATTATTTGTTGCTAAAGCAAGGGAAGCAATAGCAAATGGTAAGACAGTATATTACACAAGTTGGTGGTAATATGAAAACAATAATAACAAAAGTTCTATTCATTCTTAGAGAGTGGATAGAACAACATCATGAAATGGAAAGAGCCATTAATAAAAATAAAAATTAAGTTATGATAAAAAGTAAAAATGAAAAATTGGGAATTGAAATTGATTTGACGGGACCTGATGGTAACGCATTTGTATTGATTGGTATGGCTAGTAGATTAGCTAAGCAATTAGGATTAGATGGTAAAGCTATTCAAGCAGAAATGATGAAAGGTAATTACGAACATTTATTAGAAGTGTTTGATAGAGAGTTCGGTGAGTTTGTAACATTATATAGATAAAATTAAAAACAATAAGTTATGAGTATTCAAAAAATGGCAAGAGGACCAGTGATGTTAATGGATAAGGTATTTACTATCGGTTTATTCTCGGCAGATACACAACAATATGTATGTACCAATGTCCTAGATTTAGGAAGTGATGGGAGATATAAAAAATATGGAGTTTATTTCAAATGGTTAAAAAGTACATATTCAGTACCGGAAATAATGAGAATGGATATTACATTAAACAATGGAAGTAATCACATTGAAGTTCAGTTATTTGAAAAAAGACCGAATGGTTCATATCTACCTTTATTCCATAGAGGATATGATAAGGAAAGAATATCATCGGTAGTAAATATTCAAAGTATGCTTAACGATTTAATTAAAAGTTAATGAAAACAAAAACATATTTTAGTGAGTTCCGTAGTGACATCGCAGTTGCAATACTAACCAAAGATGACTACCGATATGATGTGATGAAACCTTTATTTGATATGTGTGGTTTTGGTTTTGCTGAAACAAGTTCGGGTTGTGTATTCATAGATGGTGAAATTCCATTAACCAAAGATGAATTAAGATGGGTTGAAGCACATGAAGTAGCACACATAATGTTGAAACACACAAACGATAGAAACGATGGTGATGAAATTTCAGCTGATATGTTTGCGGTCATATTACTATTAGATAAAGGATATAAGAAAGCTGCACAATTAGTAGAGGATAAATTTGAAGAAAGACATAAAAGAAAATATTATGAAACTAACAATTAAGAACTTTGAAAAACTATTCCGTAAAGAGTGGGATGATAAAAACTACATTGAGGATATTGATGAAAGGAGAGATGATTATAGAATTAATGTATGGAGAGGACATATGAGGCATTTCATTATATTAGATAGAAGGCCGGTAGAAAATGGTTATTACACAATTGGAAAATGGAGTAACGAAGCAATGTGTGTAAGATACCCCTATTGGATAAAGCATGAAGATATAATGAATATAGATACTCTAATGGAGAAACTTAAATTATTAACAGATGATTGGACACCTAAATTATTATAAGTTATGAATTACAATATAATACTTTCAATTGTAATGGTATTGTTACCCTACGAAATGGAAAGGGAAGAATTACGAGTCAATGAACTGATTGAAACACTTACTCCTGAAATAGTAACACTAACAACATATAAAGCAAGTGAAGCCGAAACTGATAGTACACCCAATATAACTGCGAGTGGGTTTAAGATTACTAACCCAAAGAAACATAGAATTATTGCAGTTAGTAGGGATTTAAAAAAGAAATATAAGTTTGGACAAAAGATTAGAATTGTTGGTGCCGGTAAATATGATGGTACATATAGGGTTCACGATGTAATGAACAAACGATATAAGAAACGAATTGATATATTAATTGGAGCAAACGATAAACAAACAAAATTAAGAAAAATTAAAATTTATAAAATATGAAAAAACCAGAAAACTTTAACAAAGTAGATAACGAACAAATCATAGTAGGTAGTAAGAAACTTAGTATTGATGTATCTACTGATGGATTTTTTGTGATGGATAATAGTACTACTGATTGGAATAATGTAGTGCTATTTGAAATGGATTGGGAAAAAGCACAATACAATGTTAAAATATGTGTATTGGGTGAGGGAACTGATGGTTGGTATTTGCACGAAAAATTACCTATTCCAAAAGCACATATGTTGACAGTGGAACGATTTAAAGATTTTGCTATTTCAAATATGTATGATGTGGCAAGTAAGGTTGACTTAACAGATGTAAGACCTAATATGATGGGTATAACCGATTTAACTTTAACCGAAATTAAACATAGTGTACCGAGTAGTTCAGGTCCTAACTTAACATACGAAGTGACAGAAAATGTGGGTGGAACAAGTGATTGGAGTTGTACTTGTCCGGCATATCAGTATAGTAAAGCAATACCACAAACTTGTAAACATATAAAACAACTTAAACCATAATATAAATTTGGTAGTATCAGAAAAATGAACTACCTTTATAGATTAAACAAAACAAATTATGAAAACATTTAACGATTTACAATTTAAGAAACACCCACAAAAAGATGGAGTTATTACTCGTATCACATTTGACAATGGGTATGGTGCATCAGTAGTGAAACACGAACACTCTTACGGTGGTGATAAGGGATTATATGAATTGGCAGTCTTAGGTAAAGATGGTCAAATAACATATGATACACCAATTACAAATGATGTGATTGGTTATTTAAGAGACATAGATGTAACGGATGTAATGGAAAAGATACAACAATTATAATATGCTAACAATACAAAACATAGGAGATTTGATTGGGGCTCAATTAAACGATTGGAAGGTATTAGAGGCCTGCCAAAAACAAAACCCACAAAGGAGAGAGGATTATTATAAGATTGTATTGGCTAGGATGGATAATAAGGGTATGATGTTGGATGATAGGGCTGGTGTCCTTATAGATAGGAATATAAATCCGTTGGGGAAGTATCATATAACGATAGTGTATGATGAATGGACTACGGTAATATACCAAACTGAATTGAGTAAGGAATCAATTGGTAAGAAGGATGCATTCTTTGGATTGCTATTATATAGAATTAATGATGAATACTACAAACGAAAGAAATAACTATCAATCAAAACAAAACCTAAAAAAATCTTAAATTCGACCCGATGGTGAGTGGTTGATATAGGATGAACTGAATTATATGCTAACAATACAAAACATAAAAAAATTAGTAGGCACTTACATTGAAAAATGGGAAGTGATGGGCGCAAAGGTGGATTATAAAAGAACAAGTCAATCTCCAGACCACAGTTATACTATTCGTTTAAGTAGACGTGATAAAACGAGTGTTGGTGCAGCAATCATTATTGAAAGAGAAGCGGGTGAATTTGGTTATAATGTTTCAGTATGTTATGAAGATTACGATAATGTAATTTCAATAAATGCAGTAGGTGAAACGGAATTAAAAAATAAAGATGGTTTCCTTTCCCTGATGAGAGGAATTTTAGATGCTGAATACGATAAAAACGATTAATATGAAATTAGAAACAATTTACAAAAAGACAAAGACAGGTGCAACACAAGAGTGGACAATTGAAGTAGTAGGTAATAAATACCGAACCCATAGTGGACAAATTGGTGGTATAATTACTACAAATGAATGGACAATAGTGTATGGTAAGAATACCGGTAAGTTAAACGAAACTACCGATAAGGAACAAGCTATGAAAGAAGCAATCGCTAAGAGAACAAAGAAGTTAGAGAGTGGTTACTATGAACTCATTAAAGACATAAACAAAACACAATACTTTGAACCAATGTTGGCTGCTAAATGGGAAGATTGTAAAGATAAGATTACATATCCAATTGCATCACAAGCTAAGTTAGATGGTATTAGATGTATTGTGACAAGTGAAGGTATGTTTAGTAGAAATGGTAAACCTATTCTTTCAGCACCACATATTAGAGAAAGTTTAGAAGGGTTGTTTAAAAAGCATCCTGATTTGATATTCGATGGTGAGTTGTATGCAGATAAGTTCGCAAATGACTTTAATAAGATTGTATCATTGGTAAAGAAAACAAAACCAACCGATGCTGACTTAAAAGAAAGTGAAAGACAAATTGAATATCACATATACGATTTACCGAGTTCAAATAATAACTTTATAAAACGAATGTATGATTTAGGAATATTGTTTTCAACATACTTAAATTTACACCCGTATTGTAGAATAGTAGAAACTTATTCATGTAACAATGAAGATGAAGTTATGGAATTGTATGAGGGATATGTAGAGAAAGGTTACGAAGGTCAGATGTTAAGAACGAATGGTAAGTATGAAAACAAACGAAGTAAGAACTTATTAAAACATAAATCGTTTGTTGATGATGAATATACTATTTTAGATATTGTAGAGGGTGAGGGTAATAGAACCGGAACTGCTGGTTATATGGTATTTGAAACGATTGATGGTAAACCTTTCAAATCAAATGTAAAAGGAACTTGGGATGAAACTGCTGAAATGTTAAAGAGTAAAAAGAAACTAATCGGTAAGCAAGCAACGATTAAGTATTTCAATTTAACACCTGATGGTATTCCCCGTTTTCCGTATGTAATTAATATTGATAGAAACAAATACGAATAAGTTATGAGAAAGAAAATAATATTCATAGATGTAGATGGGCCTTTAGCGTGGGGAAATTGGGGTGATGGAAAGGTTACTATTGATGAAGGAATAGTAACACCATTTACAATACCATACGCTTGGGATATACCTGAATGTGAAGCATTGAAAACTATATTAGATGAAACAAATGCTGAGTTAGTATTGAGCTCAGATTGGAGAAATCATTTTTCATTTGACCAGATGCGTGCAATATTTCAACACTATGGAATACATCGTTCACATTTAATTGATACAACAACATATCAATACCTGTGGTATAAGATGAGTAGATGTTCAAATGATTATATGAGAGCGGCACAAATAGCAAAGTGGGTTAAAGATAATAAGATTAGTAATTGGATAGCAATTGATGATTTGAATGTGGCATTACATTTTAAGTTTATGAATATCCCACAATGGAGACACGTAAAAGTAAATGGTGAAATGCAATTCAAAGGTAAGTTAAGAGATAAGGTTGATGAATGTATAACAAAATTAAATAGATAATATGAATAAGTTAAAATTTGAATTAAAATACTTAATAAATCGTTTCAGTTGGTTGGGAATATTAAACTCACCATTCAAACCATTTAAAGTTGGTTTCTATGCCGGTAAAATAGCAATAGGTATTCCTTATTTCTTTCCTAGAAAATGGGTTAAAGGAAATAATAAACTGATAACTGCAGCGGTTATATCGGAAATAGCAGCACAAAAGAGATGGAATGAATTAAATCCTGAACATGCTCGTAAGATAAAATCTTTTGAAGAGTTATTTCAAGAAAAGAAAAACTATAACTTTGCAGTACCACTTAAAGTAGGTTTCAGTTATTGTGGGTTGGGTTGGAAAACAAAATGGAATGATACCGATTATAGATTTGAATGGAATCCTGTTTTATCATTTGTGTTCTTTGGTTATCAAATAGCATTAACATTTTACAGCCCATATCACGACCATTATTGGACAAGTTGGTTATTCTATAAAAACGATACGGATAAAACTAAATCAAAGAGAGAGAGAATAGAGCAATGTAAAAAAGAATTTGGACAAAAATGGGTTCGTAGTAAAGATGGCAAAGATGAGGTTTTGGATTATTACGAATGTATCTTGAAAAGAAAATATATAACAAATGAATTATAATAAAATAATCATAGGTATCTTATTTGGTATCTTAGGACAGATTGGTACATTTTTACAATTACAAGGTAGTTACAAGTATGGTTGGTATGAGAAGTATCAATGGTTGGTTATATTAGCATCGTTGCCGTTAGGATGGTTTTACATACAAAGTGTAAATGCATTCATAGCTGGGTTTGGTGGGCAAATATGGCCTTCTCGTTTGTTAGGATTTGGTATCGGTGTAATTATATTCACATTGATGTCACACTACCTATTCAAAGAAACACTTACAATAAAGAATGCGGTATGTTTAGGATTAGGATTTGTAATAGTAGGTATTCAATTATTCGTTAAAAATTAATATGAAAATTTTAATTATTGCAAATATGAGAAGTGGCTCTACAACATTCCTAAAATGGTTGGGTATGGAGTTGGGGTATAAAACAATAAACGAATTACACAATCCAATTTTTCCAGTTGATTTTGATTTGAATAGTGATAATTTTATTGTTAAAGAAATACATCATCATATTAAAGATATACCAAATTATATATCAAAGTTTGATAAGGTGTTAACATTAACACGTACTGATACATTTGATAGTGCAGTTAGTTTATTATATTGTGATGAAAAACCAAATTATGATTATCATTCAAACTATAAAATAAATGATAAATGGATTTCAGATAGGATGGGTGAGCTAAATAGAATAGAAAAAGAATTTGTTAAACAAAATAAAAATATCGTTAGTATAGATGCATTTCATATAACATATGAAGGCATTTTTAAAACAAAAGACGAACTTAAAAAATTATGTGAATATCTTAACTTAGATATTAATAATTTAAAAGCAAGTGAATTGTTAAATAATAATAACAGATATCGTAATAATAAAAAAATATTATGAAACATATAGTATTAGGAATTATATTAATTGTATTAATTAGTTGTAGTAAAACAATTCCAAATGTTATAACACCAGGTACGCAGGTAGTTATATCTCCGGTTGAGATACCAAAAATTATATATTATGGTAAGACATCGTATGAATTAAAAAATACAAAGAAATTTATTAATATAGATTCACTTAGAATAAAACTTGGCAGTAGAACTATTGGAAAATATAATGGTAATAGTAATAATGGTTGGGTATATGTAGACATGAATAATGATGGATTAGAAGATATTTTTTACCCATACACCTCGGATGGTGAGTTTAATTCAAAACCTGATGTTTTTATAAACAATGGTAAATCATATGTTAGTGATAATAGCATGTTGCCAATTGATTATAGTGGTAATCAAACAACTAGAAAAACAATTGTAGGTGATTTTAATAATGATAGTTTACCTGATTTATTTTTATGTAATCATGGATATGAAACTAATAATTATTGGCCGGGTGAAACAAATACATTGTTATTAAGTGACAAAAAAACAGGCAAATATAAATTAGGAACATTACCGGATATTGGTAAAAACTTTTGGCATGGTGGGGCAAGTGGTGATTTAAATAAGGATGGAAACATTGATATTATTGTAACTGCTGGAAATAGTATTAAAGTTTTATATGGAAATGGTGATGGTACTTTTAAAACAACCGATTGGAAATATAATGGAGCATCGGGGTATCTAACAATTGAAATATTAGATGTAAACAAAGATGGCCAGAATGATGTTATAATGACAGGATTTGAAGGATTCCCAAATTCAGATAGATATTCTAAATCTACTATATTTTGGAATAACAACAATGATTTTAGTAACAATACAATTATATGTGAGCCAAACACACTCGGATGGGCATTAGTATTAGATATTGTAGCAGCAGACATTGATAATGATGGTACAACTGAAATACTATTCAATAGAACAATTGATAGTGGTGTTAATTGGTATAATGGATTTCAATTAATTATGTATAAAACAACTGATAATTATAAAACGTTTAATCAAACTAATATAATAACATATCAAACTGGGTCAAAGGCATGGTTATATAAATTAAATTTATATCAACTGAATAATTTATATTATTTAGATGGTGTGGTTATGACAGGTACAATATATCGTTGGAAATATAATTCAGTAACAAATACATTTGAATAACTATGAGCAGATACGATAGATTACTATTAGAACAAGCAAGAGATTACTTTACCCGTAAACTTAAATTGTTAGAATCTTTAGATAAACACCTGACTGAGAAAGGGAATTTTACAAAGGGTCAGCAAGATTTATTACGGAAACTTACAAATGATAATACTTATTCAAAAAAGTAATACCTATGAATTGGCAAAACAAAATAAAAGCAACTGGCTTTCTTTCGCTTAAAAACAAAGATGGTGATACATTTTCATATATTAAATTAGATGATGCAGCAACGATAGCTGAATTAGCATACAATGAAGCATTAGATAAGGTTAAAGAAATATATAAGAGTGAAGCAGATATAGTTGATACGATTAAAGATTTAAAATTATAAAATGACATTTTACTACGATTCTATTTATGGTTTAGACTTTAAATATTTTGAATCAATTGGGTATAATCTTATAGAATTACAATATAGTGATTTTAGTTATATTGCTAATCTTAAAGATAATGATGTATTATTTACTACATTAGATACAATTGATAACATAAATGAATCGGTAAATCCAAATATAAAATTAAATATATTTTTGTTTATTAAACATGAATATTGTAATGAGCATAGACGTAAAGCAATTGTAAAAAATAGAAACACAAATCATAACATATATTTCTTAACAACGCATTTAGATAAGTATAGTATTGATAATGATTTATCTTTTAAAAATAGATGTTACCCATTTACAAACTTATTTTCAAATGTAGCATATAAAATAAAAGATAATAGAACAAAGAAGTTTAATTTATTTAATCGTTCTATAAATCTACGAAGACTTAAAATATTTGAATTGCTAAAAAAAGCAGATATTCAATTAAACCAATGTTATTATACATTTGGTAATATAATAAAAAAAGATACGTTTGGTGATATTAATACAATCGATGCATTTATTAATTATAGAAATAGACCGGGTGGTGGCAGAAGTGGGAATGATGATTTAGTAATTGATACCGAATACTTAAATCAATTTGTAAATGAGTTTTTTATATATGAGAATAAAGAGGCGGTAGCATTAGGACAGATACAAAGTTCGGACACCAATGATATTTATGATACAATTAATATAAATTCATTAGATTCATATATTTCATTTACTATTGAAAGTAGTGGTGATAGTGGGGATGATTTAAGATTGACAGAAAAAACAATTAGATCTTGGTTATGTAAAAATATATTCTTATCTTTACAATGTAATGGTTTTAATTCAGCATTAAGAGGACATGGAATAGAAACATTTGAAGATGTATTTGGATTAGAAATTGGTTGGGATGATAATAAAACGGAAACACAAAGAATAGAAATATTTGTAGGTGCTTTAAAACGAATCAATGAATTACCAATTGATGAAGTTAAAGCAATATATGAATCAGATAGTGTTCAACAAAGATTAGAAAAGAATTATAAGTTTATAATTGATAGTTTTAATCCTACGAATACAATATTAGAAATAGAAAAATTAATTGGTTATGAAAATAATGTTCTTAAGTGACACTCATGGTAGACACCTTGAGATTACTGAATTATATGGTGAGTTACCCTATGTAGATATTATTGTGCATAGTGGTGATTGTACTCGTTATGGTGAATTTGAAGAAACCGATTTATTTATGAATTGGTTTAGTAAACAAAATGCAAAACATAAAGTATTAGTTGCGGGTAATCATGATTTTGTATTACAGCAAATGGATAGGCGTAATTGGTTATTGGCAAATAACTATGGAGTTACCTATTTAGAAGTTAGTTTTATAAACATCGATGGATTAGGTATCTATGGTAGTCCATGGTCTCCTGTATTTGGTATGTGGGCATTTATGAAACATAGAAACGCAGAGTTAGATGAAGTATGGCAAAAAGTTCCAACGGACGGAACTGTAGATTTGTTAGTGACACATACACCGAGATATGGTAGATTTGATGTAAGTGTGAGGGGTAACTATAATGTTGGTTGTGAGATGTTAGCTAATAGAATCAATGACATACACCCTAAGGTCCACGTATTTGGACACATACATGAATGTGGTGGAATGATTAAAGAGGAAACCGAAGTACCGGTAAAGGGTATGATAAGTTTGAATGCATCGTTATTAAACATTAGATATGTATTAGCAAATCCAATATGGATATGGGACACTGATACAAATGATTGGAGTTCAATAGAAATAAAAGAATAAGATATGATAATGAGCTATGTAGTAGGAATCGGTTGCAGCTTTATAATGGCTGCAATCGTTTCATTTTTTTGGGTAAGAGGTATTGATGATATGAAAGAAAATCATCCTGATTACAAAGGTGAAGATTTTTTAAATTGGGAGGAGGATGAAAAATAAACTTTGGGTATTTGGGTGTTCATTTTCAACCGGAATGAATTTAATTAACCCACGAGATGAAGATACATTAAGAATTAGCTGGCCTTATGTATTAGCAGATAAATTAGATTTAGAATTAGTAAATAGTGCACGTCCCGGACAATGTAATTGGGTATCTATATTACAATTTATAGATAGGAGAGATGAAATTCAGCCGGGTGATAAGGTAATATTTGAATTTACATTTTTTGATAGGTATAATATTTATCCAACAAAAGCACAACTAATAGAATTAGAAAATTACTTTATACGAAATCAAGGTACATTTATAGATAATCTAATAGAAATGCGAAATGTTAATTACAAATGGTTCAATAAGCAAGTAAACAATTGGTGTAGTAAAAAGAAAATACCAATTTATTATTGGAGTGCAGAGGGACAAATACATTCAGATTTTAATAGGTACAAAGAAATTATAGATTTTATTCCCGCCCCCAATTCAACAAAAGAATTTACAAACTATTCGTTTTATACAAAGTGGCAAGACCAATTAGAGGAACAACATATTATACAACCGAATAGTAATCCTGATAAGCATTTTAATGAGTTAGGACATCAACGAATGGCTAATCATTTTTTTGAACATATTAATACTTATAGGAAATCGTTATTATGAAAGTTTTAGTTATCGGTGATAGTTGTACTGATGTATTTGTATATGGTTATTGTAAGAGATTATGTCCTGAAGGACCGGTGCCAATCTTTGAACCGAGTAGAACAATTACCAATATGGGTATGAGTGGTAATGTAGTAGCAAATCTTAAATCATTGGGTGCAGAGAAAGTTGAATTGGTTACTAACAAAGAACAAATTACAAAGACGAGATATGTAGAGGAAAAAGCAAATCATATGATTATCAGAATTGATAGTAATGATAAGGTTAGTAATTCATTTGATGTAAAAAGAGTTCCGTTCAATGATTATGATGCGGTTATAGTAAGTGATTATGACAAAGGATTTTTATCGTTAGAAGATTTGAAATTGATTAGTGATTCACATCCATTAACTTTTATAGATACAAAGAAACCATTATCAGCAGAAATGGGTAATTATACATTCATTAAGATAAATGAAGTTGAATGGGAAAATTGTAAAGGACAAGAATACGAAATGTGGCGAGATAGATTGATTATAACAATGAGTGAGAGAGGTGCAATGTATGATGGTATTACATATCCGGTGAACAATGATATTGAAGTTAGAGATTTAAGTGGTGCAGGTGATACCTTTATGGCTTCATTAGTAATTAGTTATTTAAAAACAAATAGTATAGAAGTTAGTATTGAATATGCAAATGATTGTGCAACAAAAGTTGTACAAAAACGTGGTGTAGTTACATTATAATAATAAAAACATATATTTATATAAAACAAAACAAAATGATAAATTTAGAAGCATTTGACCCATTTTTAGAACACACTGCTAATGTAGAATTAGTAGAAGCAAAATTATTTGGGCTTATTGTATTAAATGAAGATAATACATTTTCAACAATTTCTATTGCTGAAGATGAATTAGTGAAATACGAACATGTTAATTTTCTAGATATAGAAGATGATGAATTAAAAGAAAGATTAATAGAGGAAGCACATCTATTAGGTATTTCAAATCCAGCATGGCCTATTGCTAAGTTGATTGAATGGTAGTATATTAATATTAAATAATGGTTACACAAAATAAATTATGGTGTTTCGGTGATTCTTTTACCGCAGGTGATGGCTGTATTCGTTCACCAAAGCAAAATCCATATTCACCAATTACACTTTCTTATAGAAAATATTTAAATAAACAGGATGGAGAAGAAATTCTAATCTATCCTGATTATGTGTCTAACCATTTCAATTTAGAACTAGTGAATACAGCTAAAGGTGGTGCATCAAATGAAATGATATTTGATAATATATTTACAAATATAGAAAACATAAAGAAGGATGATTATATTATAATTGGAATATCTTACTTTGAAAGATTTGATTTACTGATAAATGATATATTACAACCAACTAATATAGGTAGTATATCAACAACACCGGATGATATATTTGAAATACATGGCTTAAATAAAAGTGGATTGTTGGGCGTCATACTAAATAGAAATAATAAAGTATTCAAAGATAGATTAATCCGACAAATTAAAGCAATAAAGTATTTATTAAATTTATTATGTGATAATGTATGTATATGGACACATGATAATGATTTAATAGAAATAGATAATGAAAATATATTTTTAATGCCTGCAGAATATACTAAATTTAGTTCTTTTATGTTTGATAATAAAATGGCTTTGGCACAAGAAACAAATGGTGAGGTTCCCGATGGGCATTTTGGTGAGCCTGGTCATAAACTTTGGGCAGATTATATAATAAAACATTTTAAAAATGGAACAAAATAATCTTTGGATATTTGGATGTTCACATAGTGCCGGCAATCTATTAGGATATTCACACTTTGAAGATCCAGGATTACCGAGAATAAAAGGTGATATTAATTTTATGGAAACCGAATATACCAAATGGTTGGGTAGAAAGGGAATTCCATTTTTTGAAATAATAGCAGATGAATTAAAGTTAGATTGGATTCTGAGAGCAGAAGGTGGGGATAGTAATTCACAACAATTTAAAAAACTATTAAAAGACCTACCAAATATAAAAGAGAATGATGTTGTATTATTTCAATTAACACATTACCATAGATTTGAAGTTCCATATAAAAATAATGAAGGAAAATGGGAAACTACTGCATTTCAAGCGGGTGGCGGTTTAAAATATGATAATGATAAATATCGCCAGTTTTATATGGCACATTTAGATTTCGAAGATTGGTTATCAATAAATTCAGTTGTAATGATATTATCACTATTAAGTTACATTAAAAGTAATATAACTAAGAATGTATTTTTATGGAGTTATCCAAATATAGAGCAATGTATAAAAGAAAATACATCTATATTAGATTTTTCTAATTTAATTAAATTTGAATGTGATAGGGGTATTGTAGAAACGGCATATGAATGTAGTAATCATATAGATTGGAATACTGATTTGATTATTGAATTTGAAACTAATAAAATAGTAAAAGATTCACATTTTGGAGAAATTGGACATAAATTTATAGCCAAAAACATACTTAATTACATAAAACATAATACTTATATAAAAGAAAAAGGAGATTAAAAAATGTCAGAATTAATAACAAGAGAAGTTAAATACGCTGGATTCAGAGAATTATCAGATGCAAATGAAGCATTGTATCAAGCTGGACAAGTTGGTGTTACATTAGTAAATGAAGATGGAACTATATTCACAGCAGCTGTGTTAAGTATGGATGAGTTTGAAACCGACAGATACTTAGTTATCACTCCAAATGATAAAGTAAAAGCATCAGCAGCATCAGTAGCAAACCCTGGATATTGTTTTGTTTGGGATAAAGATGTGAATGGTGAGCATGCAGATGATGTACATGAGACAGGTGTTGGACCAGTTGTAGAAATTCCAGTAGAAGAAGTAACTGAATAATATTATATATTTATATTAACAATAGGGGTAATTAAAAAATACCCCTATTTTTGTTTGGTATAATGGATAACTTATTGTATATTTACATTATGAATATATTTAGAAAAATAAAGCAATTCTTTAAGCCTGAATATCATTTCTTTATGTTAAAGAATGGTGAGGAGCTAGAACTAAGGGTATATCGTAATGGTATAAGAGTTTCACAAAAGGAATTAATGACTACTAAACGAGGTAGTAAAGTATTAGGTGATTATTTAGCAGAACAAAAGGCAAAAGAAACAAACTCTAAATAATATGTTTCAATTAAATAGACAATCAATGCGGTTTAACGATAAATTATATATCGTTAAGAAAACAATTAATGGTGAACGAATAAAAGATTTAGAGTTAGCAAAAGAATATTATGGAGCCGATTATATATTAAGACCTAAAACATCCAACGATTATATATTTTTAGAAACAATACAAGATTTAGAATATGAACAAATCAATGAGCCAAAAGGACATCCTATTACAAAACATAATGAAGTCAGACAAGAAGAAGCAGAACAAAGTAGTATCTAACAATTCAGTTGGCAAAACCAATACAAAGGGAACTATTGATGTTAAGGCTAAGAATAGAAAATCACAATAACATTTGGTAGTTTCGATAATTTATCGTATCTTTATATAAAATAAGAATATGTTTGATAAATTAATAGCAGTAATACAACAATTTGGGCATTCATTGATGCCATTATTCGTAGTAGATATGTGGGAAAAGGCATTGGTATTGAGGTTTGGTAAGTTTAATGATATAAAGAATCCAGGTCTACATTGGAAAATACCATTTGTAGATTCAGTATGGCATCAAACGATAGTAACACAATCAATACATTTACATCCACAATCAATAACATCTTTGGATTATAAAAATATAGTTGTAAGAGCAATTGTAAGATACGATATTTGTGATGCATTTTTATTCTTAACTAAATTAGCACACCCTACCGATGTATTAGTTGATACTACGGGTGCAATGATTAGAGAAATTATTGAGGAACGAAATTGGGAAGACCTGGTTGATATTGAAATTGAACTAACTGAAAAGATTGGTAAAAAAGTAGCTGAGTGGGGGATTAATATAGAAAAGGTCACTTTAACCGATTTAGCTGAAATCACATCTATTAGAGTTATAAGCGATGGAGATGCAAATAGACAATCAATAGTTCCCTTAACCGATACAACCAATAACTAATGAAAAGTAGACGAAATAAGCACACAGGAGATGGTGAGATAAGAAAGTTATTTATGCAGCAACTTATAAACACATTAAAAGATAGTGAGTTTATGGAAGGTGTGATGGATGAACTTATTGAATTATACGAAAAAAATACCGATGAACAAAACGAATTAGAGTTTGATGAAAGTATGTTACCCGATATGTTAGAAGTATGTGTAACAAATGAATGGTATGAAGTAGCAGCGAGAATACATAAACAAATCATTAAAACTGAAACAAATGTTGAAGCAGGATAAGGATGGATATTACTTAGTTGACTCAGTATTAGATTTAAAACAATACCATAGATTAACTGATTTAACTATGCGAGAGAAAATTCAATTAAGAGCAGAATTGAATCCAGAAAAGGTAAAAGTAAAGAAATCAAATCCAAAACAAATGGATGGTATTAAAAGTGATAAACCATTTGTAAAAACAAGAAAGATAACAAAAAAAGTAGACAGACCAGAGCCAACTGAATTTGATAAATGGTTTAATTAATATGGAAAAAAGATATGCAAAAGAAATAATTGAATGGGCAGAGGAAGCTAAGCAAACATTATTAATTCGAAAAGAAATAATACTAGATGATGATTTAACCGATGAACAATTGGGTGCTATTGTTAGAATAATGTATAGAGCAAAAGCAAGAGCAGAAAACGAATCAATAGAAAGGTGTAAAAAATTCTTATGACAAATAAACATAATATAGAAATAGTATTTGCAACTGGCTGTTCACATAGTGCAGGTGGTGGATTAGAAACCATTAAGTATGCAGATGATAAGGTAACATTAGTACGTGATGTTTACAAAGAAAAATATAATGTATGGTGGGATAAGACATTAGAAGTTACATATGCTAGTAGGTTAGCAGATATGTTAGGATGTAAAGTAGAAAACAAAGCAGCGAGTGGTGGTGGAACTGGTAGAGCAGTTAGAGAAGCTTTTGATTTTGTAAAACGAAATTGGGATAAAAAAGATAAGTTACTGTTGTTATTAGAATTACCAGCATACTTTCATAGATTAGATATGTATTCAACAAATCTAAATAGTTGGGTAGTAGTAAATCATTCAGTTAACGAGGATGGTGTGCGAGATTATGTAAATGCAACACGTGGGTATTATATGGATGGATGTCATGGCGATTTTGAAAATACAAATAAAGATAGTGCATTAGAAAAATACTTAGATAACTTTATAGATTATGATATTGAAGTTAGTAAAATGAATAGAGAGGCGGAGATGTTATTGACATTTTTAAAATACCATAAAATTAAATTTATATATTTTGAAGGTGGCCAAAAACTAAAAGGAGTTTTAGATAAATCATTATTATCAAATGAATTAAATATAGAAGGGCATACTGATTTTCATCATTGGATAATGAAAAAAGGATATACGATAAAAGATGAATTAGGTGCTGATATATTAAACGATTTACATCCTGGTTATTTTGGCAACATAAAGTTTGCTGAGTTTTTATACGAATATATCAATACACATTACGATATTTTATAATATGTTGCATACCATACAAGTCAATAGCAGTAAGGGGTACATAAAAAGTACCCTTTTTCTTTGGTAAAATGGGTATTTTTTCGTATCTTTAAGTATATGAATACAATAGAAATATTAGGATATGGGGCTACATTAATTACATTAGCATCAATGATGGCTAAGAATATGAAGTTATTAAGAATATTAAACTCAATCGGTTGTATATTGTGGATGTCATATGGTATTATACGAAATGATAATCCGGTTATAGTGGTGAATAGTACAATATTGATAATTCATTTAGTATCTTTGTATAAAACAAAACGAAATGAATCATTGGGTATGTAGTATATGTGGCAGTGATACCTCAAATGTGGATTATGATTATTTAGTTAATTATGACCATATCAGTTGTCATTTAGGAGTGTGGGGTGGCAAAGATATACCAACACATAAAAGTAAATTAAAGAAACCTATGAAAATTAAGAATTGGGATAAGATTAGTGGTTTTACATACAAAGGTTATACTTGTGTTAATCCAATACACAATGCAACCGGTGAATGTTATTATGCAGATGTATTGAATTTAAACTTACCACAAAAACCAAAGTGGCATTTAGAATTAATGATTGGGAATGGATATAGTAAAACCACACTTAACTTATTAGATTTGAATGGTATTAATATAGAACATAAAATAGAATTAGTTGATATTAGAACGGTGAGTTTATTTAGAGTAAGGTATGAGGAAATAATTGATGAAATGTTAAGTAGACAATTAACATCAGCACCAACCGGTATTATAAATAAGATAACTACAAATGGAACTAATATTGTTTACACTAATGGTAATACAACATATACACATGGTTCAATGGTAGATACAATAAAAGAGTTACAAAGACAAATAGATGAGTTAAAACAAAACACACCATCAAATCCTTTTTAACATTAATAACAATACAATGGAAACAAAAGCATTAAAGAAACTAAAAGAGGAATTAGAATATTGGAAATACTATGAATCCGTAAACAATATGGGTAAATGGTCTAAACAAGTACGAGTTGATAAGTTAAAAGAACAAATCGAAAACTTAGAAACATTAACTGGATTTGCTGCACAATTTTATAGTGGTAGTGATGAGAATGAAAAGTTAATATTCACCGAAGGATTTGTAGAAGCAGTAAGGGTAATGGGTTCATTAGAACAAGATGAAGTTATTGAAACCGAAAGTGGTAGCTACGATGACCTATTTAAGAAAAAAGGTATAGCACATAAAAATTAAATGATATGGAAGCAATTGTATTTTCAATAGTAGTATTAGTAGCAGTATTAGTATTTATTGGTTTAATGGGTTATGAAGTATATAAAGAAACCAAAACTGATTTAGAACTTAAATTACGTCAGCATGATAGTAAGTTACAAACATTTTTTTATGAAATGAATAATGATAGAAATGATGGTTGGAGTAAAAAACACTATAAAGAATTGTACGAACAAAGATTAAAAGAATTAAAACGTAAAAACAAATAACCTATGGAAATTATAATAGCATTAATTGTATTGATTATTGTATGGTGTGTTGCATTTATGGTAGGAATAGAACAAGGTACAAAACAATTAACCAATCAAATTAAAAAAGATGGTGGATATTTTGATATGGAAATTACAGGAGCAGTTTACCCGTATAAAACTAGTTCACTAAATGATGACACAATGGGCTCAATAGATAGTAAACCAAAAACACAAACGGATTATAGGACAGAACATAGTAAGGAATTTGAAGCAGAAGTACGCAATGTGATTATAACAACATTAAAAGAAAAACATAAAAAGAAATAAGTTATGGTAGTATTATTAATTATGGTATTCATTATCGGTTGGTTAGTGGGTGCAAAGCAAGAACAAAAGCGTTTATTGAATCCAAAGACATATGAACCTGAACCGGAAGTTGTAGAACATTTACAAAAGTTAGCGGGTATCAAAGAACATGATAGCACAAAGGGGGTAGAAATCTTATCAGAAATTAATGATAATCTTAGTAAGAAAAAAGATGTTAATGGTAATAAATTACTAACTGAACTTTTAAATGCAGCCAACATTGAAACAAAATCGGATAACGATAAAAAATAGTGAGAACATTGTATTATCAGATGTAGGTGATGGATGGACGATAACTAATATTAAAAGTTCATTAATGCATTATCATATTCATGTGGATAATCCAAATGAAGGTCATATGATACATTGTACTATATCTCGTAAACCTACACCTATTGGATTATTCATAGTAAAACATGGTACGGAGTATATGGCAATAACAAAAGACCAACTAAAAAATATGCGATATGTAGTTAGGTGTATAAAAGGTTTGATATGCTAACAATTAAGAACTATATTGAAATTGTATATACAAAGATTAGAGACACGACTGTGTTTATTCATAGTGTTGAGGAAACCGAAACGCAATATAGAATAGTGGTAGCTAATAATCATAACATTGGATTTGAAATGAGTTTAGAACGAACACCAATTGGACGAGGTGACACGGCATTATATGAATTATGGTATTGGGATAGTGTGGGTAATGTTCAACGAAGTTTATTAACAAAGGATAAAATAAACACAAAACGGAAAATGGTAAAACGAATTACTGAACTTATAATCAAATAGTATGTTACAAATAAGAAACATAAGAAAATTATTAGATGTGCATTTAGAGGACACGGATTATATGATTAAGAATATAGCCGATGTATTAGATAAAAGTAAATCAACACCTAACTATTATGAAATTCAGTTATATTCACATCAATATAATCATAAATGTAATTTAATATTGGATAAACACAAATGGATTGATTCCGATACGAATGAGCCATTTTACGCATTATATTTAGAATTGAATAGTAATAACATAATGCCTACATTCGCAATACATCCAAAGGATATGAGTAACGCAAATGCATTTATATATACAATTGAAACATATTTTCAGCATTTATATACAAACCATTACCTAAAAAGAATGTAGCGGGGAAGGGGCGGGGGTTGAGCGAAGGTCGTTTACCCCAATTTTTTTGATAGTTTCATATATATTTCGTATCTTTGAGTATGTATAAGACATATAAAACAAAAACAAATGAATTTAGGTTACGCATGTATTAATATGAGCTTAGGTAAAAGTGTCACTACAAACCGAACAATGATTAAGAGAACTTTCTTAGAAAAGGGACTTGATTATGTATCGGATTGTGTTATACAAAATGTAGCGGACTTAGAACGGATTATAGACTGGAATGAGCAGAATGGTATTAAGATGTATCGTATGAGTTCCGATATGATGCCGTGGGCTACCGAATACCAATTTGAGCAACTAAAAGATTGGAATGAAATCGCAATCATACTACAAAGATGTGGTGAGAAAGCAACAAAGTATGGACAAAGATTATCATTTCATCCAGGTCCGTTCAATGTATTAGTTTCACCAAAAGAAGCGGTAGTACAAAATACAATAAATGATTTAGAAGTGCATGGTAGGTTAATGGATGCATTAGGATTAAGTAAAACACCTTACAATAAAATTAATATACATTGTAACGGAGTGTATGGTGATAAGCAAAGTGCAATGGATAGGTTCATAGATAATTTTAAACTACTATCTGATTCAGTAAAGAGCCGATTAACAATTGAGAATGACGATAAGGCGAGTATGTATTCAGTTAAAGACTTAATGTATATTCATAATGCAATAAAGATACCTATTGTATTTGATTATCATCACCACACATTCAATACCGGAAATTTAAGTGAGCAAGATGCATTAGAGTTAGCTATGAGTACATGGCCGAAAGATATAACGCCGGCAGTTCACTATTCGGAAAGTAAAGAGGGTAGTAAACCACAGGCACATAGTGATTACATAAAGAGATTACCTGAAACGTATGGTAATGTAGTGGATATAATGGTAGAAGCAAAACAAAAAGATTTATCAATATTAAAATTTATATAAGATGGAAGCAATGGCATTTTTAATAGTTACAATTGTAGCAGTAGTTGTATTCATTGGCTTAATGGCATATGAAGCATACAAAGAACCAAAACAAACAAAGAGTGGCGGTAGTTATGAAGATTTATTTAAGAAACGAGGAGTATCACATAAACACTAAACAATGATAAAAATATTAAAATCAATAGCAAGAGCAGCATTAGTTATATTATGTGGATTAACATTTGGAGTTTTACTAATACAAATAATGTCCAATTTAGATAAGCAATGGGCAATAATTTCAATGGTTTGTTTCTTAATTGGAATAGTAGCATTTATAGATTACAAAATAGACAATTAATATGAAAACATTAGGAATAATAGCATTGATAGTAGAAATAGCATGTGTATTGACGGCAGTAGTGTGGATAACAATACTATTGATTAAAGCATCAAAATTGATTAAAGCATCAAAATCGAAGAAATAAAATGAAAACAGCATTAGAAACACTATATGATAACTATGGTAACGGAATGGACGAACTATGGAGAAAATCAGATGTAGGTGATTTAGATGATTGGCTTTATGATAATTGGTTAGTGGAAGACTCTACCGGAAAATTTAGAATATTAAAAATAGAAGAGTTTGATTATTTACTTAAAAATGATAATAACTTCGCAAATAAATGGAATAACATATGATACAAAAATACACAAAAAAGCCAGTAACGATAGAAGCAATCCAGTGGACACCAGAAACTATGGATGAAGCGTTGACTTGGATGCCGAGTAATAGACTAGTAATAAGAGTATTAGGAATGGAGGATAGTAATGATTCTCTCCAATGGACTCATGAGTATTCGATCCAGACACTAGAAGGCGATATGAAGATATCAGACGGAGACTTTATAATCAAAGGAGTAAAAGGTGAATTCTACCCATGTAAGCCGGATATCTTCTACGCTACCTACAATGGACCGGTTAAAGTGCTATGGAACCACACCACAGGAGAATATGACCCCGAGTATCTTAAACAACAAGACAGTATTGAAAAGCAGTTAAACAATAAATAGAAAAACTATAAAATATATGACACCAAAAGAAAAAGCATTAGACTTAGTAGAGGATATGTTCAACTGTCCAGAAACGGGTTACAACGAACATAAAATCGAATGTGCATTAATAGCAGTAGATGAAGTTATAGGATTTATGGAAGCTGATGATTTTGATAGTGATACTTGTTATTGGGCAAATCATTCTCAAATGAAATATTGGATAGAAGTTAAACAAGAAATAGAAAAACTTTAAAATATATGATAACAATAATAACAATATACATAATAGGATTTTTATTGACACTAACATTTTTCAAATACTTTGGAGTGAAGATTGGATTTGATTACGATAAATGGGCAAGTGAGGGTGGTTGGTATGATGATTGGGAAAGTAATGAACAAGCATTTACTTCATTCTCTATATTTTGGCCGGTGATAATACCTATGATGTTAATAATTGGTATTTTCAAAATGATATTCAAATTTGGTAAATGGTATATAAAATTATAATATGAAAAACTTAATTATAATAGGACACCCTGATAAAAAGAGTTTCTGCTACAATGGTATAATGAAAACTATTGAAGGATTTTTAAAACAAAATAAAGAGGAAACGTGTGTAATTGATTTATACAAAGAAAATATAACATTCCAATTTACAAAAGATAAGATTGAAAAGTATAAACATTTAATAACATGGGCAGATAGGATTTATATTATATCTCCCGTATGGTGGTTTAGATGCACGCCAGCAATGGAGGCATTCTTTGACCAAATATTTACGCCGGGGTTTGCATATAAGTTTACACCGATTACAAAATTGTATGGTTATCCAACACCTTTGTTAAGTGATAAAAAAGTTAGAACTTATTTGACACATGGAGCACCTGCATTACCTGTATTAACAATGTATCTTAATTCAGTAAAATTGAGATTAACATTAGGGGTATATTCATTTGTATTCGGTTGGTTTAAAACAAAGACTCGTCAATTTTGGAGTGTGCCGTTTGTTTCACAAAATGAAAGGTTAGTATATTTAGAGAAAGTTAAAGAGGATATTAAAAGAGATTTAAAGAAATAGTATGAAAAAAATAATATCTATTCTAATAATTTTATTAAGTGTGATAAGTGTTAATGCACAAACATATCCAATAACAAAAAGAAGCGCTTTATTAAACGAAGGCAGTATTAAGATAGGAAGTAAAGAGATACTAATAAAAAACGAATATGAGGATATAAAAATTAATATAACCAACAAAAGCACTAAAAGATTATTTGGTGGGTTTAAGGGAATAATAAGTGGAGTGGACGAAAAGAATAATAAATATACTTTGACTATTATGAAAAACCAAATACATGTTGTCGGTGATATATGGAATGATACATTAAATAGATTTGAAAATAAAATAATAGTTTACAATATAGAAGGAAACGATACACCAATACCCGAAAAGGAAACCAACGATGAAAATTAAAACAAAAATAATAACAATGCTAACAATAAAGAACATAAAGGAATTAGAGTTAAACTTCTGCCACCAAAGAGGATTGAGAGAGATAACCGAAACACAAAATAAGTTAAGTGAACAATTTTATTCTTTCCACTTCGGTCCAATTAGTGATGGTAAGGGATATAATAAAGAAATTGAAGTACGATTGGGTAGGGATGTAAATAGAGGAGAGTATCAAATATTTGTAATGGGATTGCATTTGGCAACCAGAAGCTTCGTTACTATTGATGATGTTAAAACTAAAGATGGATTAGCATCGGAGATATGCAAAATCCTAGCTAAAGCAGAACATTGGTGGAAAACCGAAGCAACTAAATAATATGCTAACAATAGAAAACACACATAAGTTAATCAATGAAAGAATAACAATACCAATAGGAAACTATTATGTATTTAACACATGGAAATGGAATCAAGAGGGTAACGAACAATATCATTTACACATAAGACATGTAAATAAAACACATAGCGATATCCGATTGGTATTGAATAGGTTTGTTAGTAGGTTTCCAACGGCGGAGGGTTATATATTGTGGGACCAGGATGATGATAAAAAATGTATGTTATTAAGTTATGAACAAATAAAAAGTAAAGAAACTTTTATATATTGTATTGAAAGAGTAATGCAAATAGATTAATATGCTAACAATAAAGAATTATATAGGTAACCCAATGACAGAAAGTGATTTTTGTTTTTTTGAAGGTTGCACAATATATGATGTAGAGCAAAAGGAATTGGTATATGAATTTAAAATACGGGATAAGGATTATGAACCATTGTGTTCTATCTATTTAGCAAGAGAAACTAATCCTGATGGTAAGTATGGGATGTGGGGTATAATTAATAGTTCTATTTATAGGACAACATCAACTCGTTACATAGATAAGCAACTAATAAAGAATTGGAATTGGGTAGCAACTGATATGAGTGGAATTATTGAGAACATATTAAAAATAAAATAGAATGCTTACAATAGAAAACCATATAAAACTAACATTTAGACAATTAGGTAAGAAAAACTTTTATGTCGAAAGTATAATTGAAAGTTTAGTGAGTGACCCAATAACATTAAAACGTGAAGGTAGTTATAAAATAACAATAACCAATAGAAAGTATGCAATAACAATTACATTGGATAGAGAACCGGCTCAACACAATACATTGGGAACATATTTTACATTACATAGTAGTAAGGGACATAAATTGTATATATCAAAAGACGAAATTAGTAACATGGATATATTCATTGACAAATTAAGATTAGTAGGCTTAGGTTAAAACAAATGATATGCTAACAATAGAAAACATACAAAAAATAGAAGGAAATAAAATACATACACCACACGCACATTGGGTAGTAATGAGTATAGAGGAACGAAAGCATGATTATATTATTAAAGTAAGATTTGATTATGGTACTACATTTGGTGTAAAGAATCCAAAGTATGTAAACTTTAAACTATTAAGATATAATGAATTTAGTAGTACATTAAATGAGTGGAAAATGTATAATGACCAAGATAATCGTTATACAACACTAACAAAGGGATTATTAAATTTTAAAATGTTCGTTGGTATATTAGGTGGTCAATTACATAATTTCAGTAAATAACGCGGGGGGGGTTGGGGGAAAAAGTGTCGTTACCTAAATTTTTTTGATAGTATAAATTGTATATATAATGTTGGTAATAAAAAACATAGCGGATATAAAGAATAAAGAATTCAGTTATGCAGGTAAGCATTGGATATTGTACGGAGTGGATGCATCAAACATAGAATACCGATTTATTTTTATGCCAAAAGATTCAATCGCACGTGTATATATTACAACAAAAGCACAATTAGTTTTATTGAATAGGACTAAACATAAACGTAGGGGTTATAGATTGTGGACAACGGCTGGTACACATACTTACGTTAATACAAACGATATACGAAATTGGACCGAATTAGTAGAAATGGTTGTTAAAAATAAAATGATATGCTAAAGATACAAAACATAGATAAAATAATAAATGTGGGTTCATCTATTAATAAATGGTATATAAGTAAGGCAGAAGAAACAATCGATGTTTACAAAAATGTATATGGATTTGCTATTACGATAAATGGCAATGTAAAAAATATATTCTATTTGAATAGAGAGAGCCAATATATGAGTGGCAGAAAAGAACCTGTTTATAGATTGTATAAGGATTTTGACCAAACTAAAATAAATAGATGGTTAAGTTTACATCAAATATCTCCGTACTTTATAGGAAACTTAATTGATAAAATGTTAAACGAATAATATGTTAAAAATAAAAAACATAGATAAAATACACGACAAACAAATAACGGAGAAGTGGGAAGTGTACGAAGTAATTGAAGCACCTACTCAATATCAAATTGTCCTTACTAACGTAGGTCAATACAAAATGTATCATTGGTCATTTGGATTGAATAGAAACAAAGACCAGGCATTAGACCGATACCAATTGAAAACTAATAGCAATGGTAAGGAGTATGATTTTTGGTTAAAGGGTAGTGATATAACGCCGGTAGGCATACTACAATACATACATACAATAATAGGTAAAACCGAAATCGATGCTAACAATACATAACATAGATAGGATAAGAAATTATACAAATGCAAATATGAAAGTGCAAGAAATCGATTGGGCATATGTATTTTGGATTGATAGGGAATTCGCACCTAATAATCCTTACAAGGTCACTCTAAGCCGTATACACCCACCACAAAAGGACCATCCACATAGGGATTGGTATTGTATGACGTATGAGGGACAACAAATGTGGTTACAAAAAAAGGACCTATTGGATTGTCAAAAGTTTCTAATCACTATGACACATTTTATGGCAAATATAATATAACCCGTATGATAACAATAGAGAATGTTGATAATATTATAGGTATGGGTATAAACGGATGGCATGTTATGGATGTGTATATTTTCCCGGATAGATACGCATTTCATATAAAGCATGCGATGTATGGATGGATTGTAAACGGTAATGGCAATAACATAGTTAATGAGGTTACGGTAATACTACATAGGAATAGGCAAGATAGGAGTGATAAACCTTGGTACTATTATGAATTGACTACCCAATATGTGACAAACCCTTTGACAATGTTGACGGAAGTGCATACAAAGGATATAGAGAACATAAACCTATTCGCCGGCAAATTGGACAAACATATAACAAATCTATTTAAATAAAAACAATGATTGAAATGTAATATAAAATAATATGAATACAAATTTAAAAAGAAACATTAACGCATTTTTACTTTCAATGGCATTAATCATAGTAGTAACGATAGGAATATTAGGTATTGGATTACTCGCAATACAATTAGGCAACTACCTACCTTATGTTCTAATTGCCTTATTGTTTTTCGGAGTTGCGTTTATACTATCTTTACCAATGAGAGAGGAGTTAAAAATAAGAGAGCAAAGAAAACAAAATAAAAAGGGATACCAAGATTGGTTAAGTAATCCTAATAGAACAACAAGAATATAATATGAATATAGTAAATAGAGTTAGCAATATGGATGGAATAGACGAGTACATCCTATTGAGTAAAGAATCAATCGATAGGTTAGTCGAACAAAGCCGTCGCTTGGACGATAAGAGTGTGAAACTAATTTTAGAAATGAGTAAGTGGATGTATAAAAACAATTTAATAGAAAGTGAAGATGAATTATAGATACACACAAAAAGATATAAAAATAATTGATATGAGTAATGTAAATGATTTTATGTATAATTGGATTAGGAAGCATAGCGGTAGAGTTAAGCCCGATGTCACTACGGATGAAACACATAATAGCGGTAGTAATAAAAATAATAAAGATGAAATGGATAATAACAATACTATTCAGTCTAATGAGTATAGTAGTAAGGACACAGACACTAAGTAATCAAAACGAAGATACACTCACTCAATCAATATACTATCAGCACAACCTTATAAACACAAAGAAATGGAATGTGTATGTATGGAGTTCATATGATTTATATTGGGAGTATGAGACAGGTATGAGTATAGCACTAACAATACCCTATAAGAAACAAAAAAGAAATAAGCGGTATAAAACTAAATAACAATGATAAGCTATGAATGTAAGTATAAACGATATTAAGGAAATAGAACATCAATTAAGTATAACACTAACGGATGCCCAAAGGGATAAGATACTGAATGAATACAATACTATAATAGGGGATAGGGCAGAAAGTTGGGATGAATTAATAGAACTTTTAATCGTAAAACAATCCCTAATCGGAGTACTAAAAGATAAAAATAAATAATATGCTAACAATAGAAAATCGACATAAACTAATAAGTGAAACCCTACTAAGGCATACAACTGATGGATATAGTATAGAGGGTGTATATGAATACGGAGACCATTATCAAATACACATAAGGTCCGAACATAAAACTATAATAGATGAATGCTTAATACTACAAAGGAATAAGGTAAAAGGTGAATATGGTATGGACACTCATAACTACTATACCTTATACAATAGTAATGAGCCACAAAGGAGAGTAAATCTAACCCTTCCACAAATACGTTGGAAAGAAATGTTTATACACAATATAGAAACAATACTACAAATGAATAATTAATAAAAATATAAATAATATGGATAACAAAGCAAGAATTGAAATAAAGATAATAGATGGGGATAACAAAGTCTCTACGTCAATGTATTTAGAAAACTATCTAAAAGTAAAAGGGTTACATCAAATCCAATTAGGAGACGATATGATAGGGAGTCTTATTGAGGAATTAGAGAATATCAAACAAAAAAGGGATAATTAATACTATGATAGGAATTATAACAATAAGTGTAATAGCTATAACAATAGGTACAATAGCCATTATAAGAATGAATAAGAGTTTAAATAGAATCCGTCAATTAGAGGATAGGTTAGATGAATACTATAAACAAAGAAAGCAAAGATTAGATAATATTCAATAGATAATATCATTTATTAGACCATATCAAATAACGGCTATAAGTGTATCATATCCCTATTTATGTATATTGATATATAATAGAGCAATAATAAGGTAGGGCATACAATAATTTACCACTTATACCCACATATCCCCACAATTCAACACATATAAGGGTTACAAAGAGAATGGAAAGGAATTAATGGGTATCAAAGCTGAGAATAGACCTTATCCATTCATTCAGTCGGACCGCAAAATTTTTTAGGGGATATTTTTACACACTTAGTTCACATAAAAAGATTGAATATAATTTGGTAGACTGAAATAAAAATCGTATCTTAGTGGTAACGGGTTAGGACAGAATAATACAATATTCTCAAATGGTTGCTTAGTTACTCCTTTTACACTCCCTCAAATAGTGACCTCCTAACCCGTTTCTTTTTAAACTGAATCAATGAATATAAAACAATTTAAAAGACATCACGCCATAAGAGTAATGAATTGGTGCAAAGTCAATGTGGGCTTGAATTACAGGCGTAAGTACCTACCGGAATTAGAGTGGCATAGTACGGGTGAGGATTGTGGCGATTATGATTTCGAAGATAATATAATTTCAGTTTATAAAAATAAGCATACATCAGTAGTGGAAATCATTTCTACTATTATACATGAATGGGTACACTATAAACAAAGTACAAAGAAATACTACGAATACGATACAATTTACAATTACTGCGACAATCCCTTAGAAATTCAAGCAAATGAGTTAGCGGATAAAATGAAGTGGAAATGTAAAAAAGACCTGTTTCGTTAGAAATTATCTAATTAGTCCCCGGTGTGAAATGAAAATTATCTAATAAAATCGATTATATTTAGATTTTTTCTAATATGAAGGGGAAAATAGCATAAGTCATTGATTTTGAGTGACTTATCTAAGTAGTTGTATGTCAATGACTTATGCCGGTCCCCTTATTTGGGTGACGTAACTTGTTGATTCTCAATAAAGAATTTTAAAAATAGTTCACTTTTGCTATTGTTAGTCTCAAAAATAGTGTTATCTTTATGTATTGGGTTGAGCGAGTACCCTTCACATTAAAAAAAAATTATATATGAATAACAAAATGACAAACGAATTTACTGACGTGGCTTATAATACTGCCCGTAATGCCAGACCCGTTTATATTAATATGGCGGCTACAAAAATGAGTAATTCAGTTAATCCTAATTCAATAGTAATATTTAAGGATTTTATGGGACGTACGCATAAGGTAGTATGTAGAAATAAGCCTGAAATTAAAAAGGCTTGTGAATTTTTTAGTATGTTGAAAAAAGAGTCGGCTCAAATTACTCGTATCATTTCTGACTATCCTATGAGTTACGGGCAGATTGATAAGAAATTTATACCTTCTGTTAAGCGTGAATTGAAGGGTATGGGTTTAAGTAGTAAGCAGATTGAGAATATCTTAATTATGTATTGGGCTTAATCAATTTTTTTAATCAATCAATTTTATCAATTATGGGTCAATCAATTAGTATTTTAGAGTTTATTATAATTACCGCACTTTGTTTATTAGGTTCGGTATTAATTAAAACAATTATTCAAACAATTCAAAACAAATCTAAGTAGTATGCGTAAAAAGAGAAGCGATAGAAATCACATTATATACGAAATTGTAAACACTATCAATGGCAAGTGTTATATAGGAGTTACAGCGTGTATAGGTAGAGCATTCAATTATAGTGCAGTACGCCGTTTTCAAAAGCATGTTAGTAGAGCAAAGCAAGAGAATAAAGACTGGGCCTTATATAATGATATGAGAAAATACGGAGCAAATGTATATGATGTATTTGTTAAGGATGTAGTAAGGGGTAAGGCTGAAGCACATAAGTTAGAAACAATGTACTTACAAAATTATCATTATAAATTAAATTCAACACATAAATAATCAACATGAAAAGAAACGAAATCACAGTAACGATGACTAAGAAGCAATTGAAAATGGTAGTATTAACAATGGGTATAGCATTAGACACCGATTGTAAGGCTATGAATAATTTGAGTAACGAACAATTGGATAAGCTATTATACCTATACAATGCATTACAAACAATGAGTAAAACTATAAAATAAAAAAACGGGTAGTGACCTACACTAAATAAATTATGAGTATAGTAAACGCAATAACACGTGGGTTTGGATTTAGAATAGGCAGTAATTTGGCCAACTCTTTAATGGAACCAAAACAAAAAGCAACCAATAAAATAGTAACAATTGATGAATTGGAGTGTTGGTCACATAAAGGATATGAAGCAGGTGATGTAGAGTTCACCTATGACAAAGGTAGTCATTGGAATAGACAATATATAAAATGGTATATGTGGCCTGTAAGTTTATTTAATGGCTTACTTTTTATAACACCTTTATTTTATATTTCCGATTTATACAATGTGTTTATTAAGAAACATCAAATTCATTTTTATACTTTTAAATGGAATACATACAAAGTAAGTGATAGACGTTCTAAATCTGGCATAAGAGAAATAAAAAATCTTGATATGGTATATGATAAATCAGTAGTCAATCCACCATATTTAAGAACTAAAATTGAAACTATTATACAATTTTTATTAGTATCATGGTTTCCTTTAGCAATTTTAATTTATAATTTAACAAAGTAGTATGAGTAAAGAACTAACAAACGAACAACAAGCAATCAGTCAATTGTATTCAGTATTAGTAGCAATAGTAGCAAGTGACAGGACCCCTAAACATACTGCCGAAGCAACAATACAAACACTACAAAAATTATTCAATGACGAAAATGGTCCCTTTCAATCGACTGATGAATTAATCGGTATGACTATGGCAATGGGTGATGCAATGAATGATGTAGTAAAGCAACGTAATAAACAAATAACGCGGGCAGCGGAAGGTGCTAATATGTTAAACCAATGGGGACTTAACTAATAGGACCGGTAACAAAAATAAATTCTTTAAAACAAAATAACAAACATATGAGTAAGAAAGTAACAATGAAAGCAAAGAAAGTAGCTAATGTAAAAAAGAATGTAGCTAGTGCAAAGAAGGCGGTATCTAAAGTAATTAAGAAGCAAGTAGCTGCACGTAAGGTAGTAGCTAAGAGACAAACAAAGGCGGTAGCTAAAAAGATAGTAGCAAAGAAAGTGACAAAACGAGAAGCAATCAAAGACAAGTACACTAAGCTATATAAGATAGTAAGTAATTACAGCGAGAACTTAATGCAAGACGTATATAGTGTAGTATATAGAACAAAGGAACTAAAGAGATTTATTAATACGAACTTAGCAAATAAGTACATAGAGCAAGAGGTCCTTATAAGAATGAATGAACACGCTATAAGCACTGCAAAAAAGAGTAGAGCAGTAGCGAAGGAGTTAGCGAGTGAATTTGAATAGAAATTTTATTGGTTAGTTTTTCATAGTGTAAGAGCCGGGTAGAGAAATCTATCCGGTTTTTTCATGTCCAAAATTTAGTAAAGTGATAGCTTGACACAATCCCGGAAAAGTAAAGGGATAGCTTGACTCGATACAATCCAACCGTAGCAAGGGTTTCGTCATTATAGTGGATTGGACGCAACTCAACGGTAGCAGGTGTTTCGAGATTCTCCATTTCTTGTAATTAGACACATTATTTTTTTTTTATATATGAACCTGGTACACAAATATTGTGAGGTTAAAATTTTCAACTTTAGGATTATTATATACTTATATGTGTATTACACAAACTAAAGATGTTACAATGAAGAAAATTAATTTCTACCAAAGACAAGACGATGGGTTACTATTCACATATAATCAATTGGATGAAATCAAAGACCTTACCAAAAATTTTATGGAACAAAAATGTGACTGGAATGGATATACCATTGAGCATGTTGTAGGTACAACTATACCTGATACGGATTTATGTAGTGACACAATTCATATTATAAAGATAGGAATGTTTGCTGAGGATTACCAACCATTATGTAATATAGTAAACAAATATATCAATACGGATGTAACGATTATAATCATTGGTGGTAATTTAGAACAAAACATATTTAGTATTAGAGGTGAGATTGAAGATATAATGTTTGATAAAATTTCTAAATGTAATAATATAAAGGTTATACATAATGCTCCATTGATTAATACTGAGACTGCAGTGTTTGAACCTAAAATATATTTCTATGATTATATTAATTTACAAAAAGATATGAGTGGGAATGGTATTACTAATTTCTATTATAACAAAGATGTATTCAGTAGATTAAAGAAAGATAAAAGAATTGGGTTTCATATGGGTACAATCGGTAATGGTATCGGTGAAAGGTATAGACTGGTTAAACGATTCTTAACTACGGATTATATATCACATCCTAAAATGTTTTTAACTATTAACTATAAACATCAGTTTGTTCATCATAATAGATTATTGAGTGAAACTAATTATCCATTAGAAAAGTATATGGAGCATGATTCATACTTTATAGAACGCAATAGTACATTAAGATACAATCCAAACAAAAACGCAGAGCATGGCTATCACCCACCAAATTATTTCTTAGGGTTAGCTAAACTATTTATCAATTCAGATATCGATATAGTGTATGAAACTAATACCAAAGAACCATCAAAGGCACATAGAAAACCTACTGAAAAAATATTAAAGAATATTTTATTAGGCAAACCGTTTATTAATACTGATCCTGTTATGTATCATTTAGTAAAAGAGTATGGGTTTCAACAATATGATTGCTTACTAGGACCGGAGTTGTTACAAATGTATAATGCCAGTTATTTTAATAAAGATACTTACATAGAGGTAGGTAACACAATGTGGCTAGATTTATTGTTTGAGAGAATCCAACAATTGTTAGATATGAGTGAAATGGAATATGGTGATTTAATAGAGAGAGCAAATAAGATAGCACAAGAAAATATTAAACACTTCGAAGATGTATATTACAATACTTCAATCTTTGATAGGATAAAAGAATTAGGGTGGATATGAGTGTAAACGTAAATTATATTGGTGATTGGATGTCAATAGAACCTTACTTTTGGACAAAGGATGAAATTAGTAAGGTATCAAAAGACTGGTCAAACAAAACCGATACTCGTTATTTTGAAATAGATGGGTATAATTTTGTATGGGAGTATGGACACGCATCTCAGATTTCTACAATGGAATTTAAAAAAGGATGTGTTAATGTATTAGTTCTATCTATACCGGGTGTTATGGAATCGGATTACCTTTCTCTATTAGATAGGTTAGAAAGATTAGATGAGAGTACAAAGGTAGTAATTGTTATAACGAAACATACCGAAGATTACTTTATGTTGAATGAGGTAAGAACATCAACTACTTTATTAGAACGTATTAGTAATATGAAAGGAGTAAAGATAATTTGGGATATACCTTTTGTAAATTATACGAATTTTAAATTTTCTAATAAGGTAGGGTTACAAACGTATTATAACAATGGAGAATTTCCAGGTGAGATATTTTTTTGTGGGGGGGATGTATTTACCAACCAACCTAAAAAACATAGGATAGGATTACATATTAATAAGTTGACGGATAGGGTACGGATGGCGTTGGCTAAACACTTCCTTACAAATGATAAGGTAGAATTAAAGTTTACGACAAATACATCTCCTAAATGGAATAAGCACGCATTGCCGTTATTAAACTACACATCCCCATTCTTTAATTCACATCTATTCTCTCAACATCAAAATAACGGAGTTAATGGAAACACTTATATACATCAGTTTGTAGAACATACTATACACTCACAAATGGAAGTAGTATATGAAACATTTCCTATCACATCCCCACACTTACATCTTATTAAGTTCAATGAGAAAACTATTAAGTTATTATACTTAGGAAAACCATTTATACATACAGACCCCCTTGCACATAGTTTGATGGAAAAGAATTCTCTTACTCCCTATCGTTCTCTTTATACGGATGAGTTATGGGATATATACACTAATTGGGATATTTTAAAACCAATTGATTATAAAAATAGTAGTTGGATTCCCGCTTTAATCCGTAATATAGAGTGGCTAAGGGATATAGAGGATAGTGAGTGGAATATTAGAATTGAGGTTGCTATGGGTATTGCTAATAAGAATAGAGAGTATTGTAATGGTATTATATTCGATACACACTTACGAGAACACTTAAAATTTTAACGTTTTTATTTTTTTATTTCATTTCTTTTGTTTATCTTTATAGTAATAAATAAAAATACTATAATGATGTACTCTAACACACCCAATCCTCCCGCTAAGTTTACCGCAACTATGTATGGTAAGACTGTAACTATTGAAATGGACCACTCCGATTTTGATTTAACCGAATTAATGGAAATTTTTAAAGGTATCACCATTGCTTCCGGCTTTGAAATGAGTTCGTGGAATAGTGTAATTAAAGAACTTGCCGCTGATATCCACGACTATGAAAGAGAAGACTTAAAAGAAAAGTTAAACGAATGGAAGTTTGATGATGAAGATGAGGATGAATATAAGGACCTACGACATAATACCACTAAGGACGGATTAGATGAATGGAAAGCAAGGAATGGTTTTGGTAGTTCGACCGGAGATATTAAAAATAAAGCCCCATTTAAAGAATTTGGTGATGAAGATGATGAAGTGATAGATGATGTAAGAAAACGTTATAATAAGGATAGTGAAGGATATGAAAGTACCGATGAATTAGATAATGATTTCTTTGGGCCTTGGGGAAGTGTAGAAGAAGAAATTGTAAATGATAGAATGAATATAATTGGTCAAAATGGTAATGAAGGATTACATTACGATACCGATATGGGTGCCGATGAAGATATTATTTGGGGTGATGAAAATGAATTAGAAACACCTACGAATGATTATAAAGGTATTCACGTATCTCGTCCTACATTTGATTGGGATAATGAAACGAATGACATCCTTACTAATATCAATGATTCCATCACCATCATTAAAGATAGAATGGAAGATATTGATATGAGAATGGATAATATTGATGAACAAATTGGTGTTCTAAATGCCGATGTAGCCAATATAGAGTTTAACATTGAATATCCACTTAAACGTACTCTATTAAATGCAAAAGAGGTATATGATAAAAGTTTGATAGAAAGTGGTAGACAATTATTTCAAAAGCAAAAAGAAGCTATGGATAAACATAATTCTTTTAATGATGTAGTAGATATGGAAACGGGTGAGGTAACGAATGATAGTGAAGTGAGTGTTGATGGTGGGTTTGATGGAAAAGCCTTATTTGCACCATACAAAAAGAAAGCAAACCAAGCCGTTACACCAAAGAAAATGGATAAGAGTATTGTAAAGAAGGGAAAGATTAAAGACCTAAAGAAATAATATATAGAGATTATCAAATTTCGGAAAACGACAATGAACCCCCCCTTATTCCGCCCCCACCCCCCTTAAATTAAAATAGTTATGTTTGGAAATTTAATACCAACCCCACCACGAATGAGTTCTAATCCTAATATTGTTACTAACCCTAAACCAATATTTGTTATGCGGTTGAGTAGTTTATTAGATGATTATGAATTCAGTAAAATAAAAGATGAAATATATAAATCGGGTATGGCAAATGAGTATCACGTTATTGTTGTTAAGAATACCGGCGTAGAAGTTAAATTTGAAATGTATAACGCAGATAAGATAGATAGACAAGAATTTAATACAATCATTAATAAAATAAAATGAAAGATTTAACTTTACTAAAAAAAATAAAAATAGAAGAAATACCAAATTACTTTGTTGATGAAACCGGTAAACTATGTTATCAAAATAAAGATGGTAAATGGATGTATTGTAAAAAAGTAGATAATAAACCAGGATGGGTATGGGTTTATTCAAAAGGAAATAGAAGTGAAATTAATCAGATAAAATTAGCTATAAAATATATTACAGGATACAAAGAATTAAAAGAGAAATCAATAGAAAAGAAAGAATTAAAAAAAATAGAAAAAAAGGATGGCCGTTATAAAGTTGGAGTTGATACCGGTGCAATGTCACATTTGAATATACCATTACCTGTTAAAATAAAATCAACCCCCAAAAAATTAGATGATAGACCAAAACAATATTTAAGACTAAAACAAGCTAAAGAAAGGCGTTACAATAAAAATAAAATAAAATGAGCAAAGAACAATTAGAATTATTTCCAACAGAAGTTGGTTATGAATTAACTCCACAAGAAGAAACACAAGTACAAGAACCACAACCAACCCCTCAACCTATTAATTGGTATGAGTTTGATTGGGATAGCAAAATTAATACAATAGATGATTTAAAAGTTATCTTTAGTAGTTTGAGAATGACAGTATCAGAAAAGGCAGAGGAGTTCGATACACTTAAGAAATACCTTAAAGATGAAGTAGCTTATACAACGAATTAATTATTTCCATATATTTATTTCTAAACAAAGGAGTAACAATTTATGGCAAAGAAAGGTTCATTAACATCATCAAAGGTTTCATTCGGTTCTCGTAAAAGAGGTTCAGCAAAGAAATCATATAACAAACACAGTCCACGTCCAAAAGAT